TTAGCAGTGTTATCGGTTTACATAACTCGTTTTCAGTAAGGACTTTCCTAATATACAAAAAAAAGAAAGCGGCTACCGAAGTAACCGCTTACTCTTAATAATGTTTATAATAGCTGATTTACCCTGTTCTGTACCGCTGCGTAGTTATAACCGGCAGATTCTAACCTTTGCCTACGTTCGTTACCGTTGCCCCATTTACCGGCAATAACCTCTCGTGCCACGGTATCCACGGATTTATCGCCGCCCCCTGTGCAAAGCTGGTTAACCTTAGCCTGGACGGCGTTATAATCATACCCAGCAGCGCTTAAAGCGTTCTTCCTGGCGTCACCGTTCCCCCACTGACCAGCTAATACTTCTTTTGCCACGTCTTCTACAGACTTTGTGGGTGTTGGTGCTTTCCCGGAACATAGCTCATTTACCTTTGCTTGTACAGCCGCGTAGTCATAACCGGCAGCCTGTAGGGCGTTTTTACGGTTATCACCATTCCCCCACATACCGGCTAATACCTCTTTTGCGATTTCGTCCAAAGTTTTTTTAGTAGTCGTCGCCCCGCTTTCCGGGTACCGTAATACGTATGTCCATGGATAGTTACGGTAAGCACGAATTAGAAATTCTCTACCAGTCTGGTCACCAGGCTTACCACCGGTCGCTGTACCCTTTTCGTTAATGCTGGCTTCCACTTCGTATCCATTACCACAATACATAGCGGTATGGTGTGCTGTATTTAAGAGTACGTCGCCCCTTTTCATTCCGGCACCCGTGTTTCGGTTTACCTGACTTGTGACGTCAGTAAAACCACATTTTTTAAATACGCTCAACATATTACCAGTGTAGGTTGCCCCATTTGACTTTACGGGAACACCCGCATTTTCCCACGCCTGAATTACAGCGGCGGAACAATCGTAATCCCCTTTTTCTCCCCAGCGGTAAATTTGGTCATACCCGTGGCTGTCGTCTTTCGCCCATGCTTCCATTTGCTGTGTTGCCTTTTCTGTTTTCATCATAGTGACCGCTTCCTTTCCGTCGTACTGTGTAAGGTTATACTGTGTTACCAGCTTCATAGTGTTAGTCACATAGGAAGAACTGGTAGCGTAACCGTCTGCTTTGATAGTTTCAAGATATTTCTGTGGGTCGGTGATACCTCTTAAGTTCTGATATCTGGCAAGCTGGATAAATTCAAAATATCCCTTAACCCCTTCTTCCATGCTGTCGTATACACGGAAGTTGTCTTTAATAGTGGTAAGTGTTCCGGGCTGGTATTCTTCCTGTGTAGTCATGTTTACAGATTTACCGGTCCACTTTGTACCACATTTCAGCCCAAAGTAGTTATGGTACACCGTTGATAGTTTGGATTCCCCCCAGCCGCTTTCAAGCATTGCCTGGGCGATAATTGGACTATGTACCAGGATTCCATACACGTAGGCGTACTTCTGTACATACCCGGCTATCGCCTTAATAAATTCGTTTTTCGTCATAAGGTATTGCCCCCTTTGCAAAAGAAAAAGGACGCCCCGCACGGCGTCCAGTTAAAAGTTATTTTGGTTCGGTGTAAGTAAGTGCCTGGGCGCTATCTCCTACGCCCTGGGTCGTCGGGTCTACCACGACGCCCAAAATAGTAAGAACTGCGAAGACGGCGTTTACTACCGCCAGCAGCTTGTTACCCAGGTCGCCTAAGTACAGGGTGTACCCGAATACTGCGGCCACTACCTGTACCAGCAAAAGTACCGCCGGAATAAGCGCAAGCCAGAAGGCTTTATTTTTCAGACGTACTTTAAGGTTAATTTTGGTGCCCTGTTCCTTGCTGTTCTCTACAGCTGTCATTTTCTGTACTTCGTTGTTTTTCATACTCAATCGTCCTTTCTTATTTCTGGCTCTGCTTTACCAATACCGGCGCCGTCCATGCGCTTATGTGCGGAACGTATGGAAACGTCGAGAAGCGCCACCCGTTTATCCAGTTCCCGTATTTCCTTTTTTGTACCGGTAACGTCGTCGCGTATGTAACGGACGTCGGCGCTTATCTGGTCTAACTTAGATTCAATCTTTGCCATTTCTACGGCCCTTGTGGTTATCTCTTTAATGTGTTTTTCTTCCCCTGTTTCGTCGTGGTTCCTCTTGTTATGGAACGTGTTATACAGAGTACAGCCCACGGTAACCAAGGCGATAATAAAGGTAAATGTTAAAGTCGTGTTTTCGGCAATCACATTACGCTACCCCTCTTTCATTCAATATGGTTTCTACATCATTCAGCAGATGTAGCCTAAAGCGATAACAGTCATTGTGTTTTGTCATTCCTACGTAGGATTGCAACGTACTGTTATACGTTTCATAAGTGATTTTCCCCGCCTTGTATCTCTTAGCAGACGCCTTAAGTCGGCGTTTGATACGTAATGATGTAGACTTTCTTACAGTTCGGTGTGTAGACCATATATGTAAGCCCACAAACTGAATACCCATAGACACCGGACGTATACAAGTTTTCTTGTTTAAGTTAAGCTGCAATTCTTCTTCAAGGAACTTTTCTATACGGCGCTTAATTTCGTGTAATTCTTCCTTGCTTTTCGCCAGTATAATTACGTCGTCCATGTACCGTATATAAAATTTTGTTCCAAGAACCTTTTTACAGAACTGGTCTAACTCATTCAAGTAGACATTTGCCAATAGCTGACTGGTAAGGTTTCCGATAGGCATACCACGGTCTGAAAGCCTTACAGCTTCTTCCACGTTGTCACAGATAGACAAGCCGAAGCAATTTGTACCGTCGCCTTTGACGATTTCCGCCAGAAGCCTTAACATATCCGGGTCTTTTATTTTTCTTTCGATTATCTCTAACAGCTTGTCGTGATAAATCCGGTAGAAATACTTTGCTATGTCCAGCTTTAGGTAGTACCAGTCACCGCCCAAAACTTCCGTTTGCTTAAGCATTTCCTGTAGCCGGTCGGCTGCCGCCTTCTGGCCTTTACCTTTTCTACAAGCGTAGCTGTCTTCAATAAACGTCTTGTCGAAGATGGGGTACAATAGTGAGTACGCCCACCATTGGGCTACACGGTCACGGAATGGAAGCGACATAATAAGCCGCTTCTTCGGCTCATAGACGTAAAATTCCCGGTATTCGCCTACCGTGTACGTGTGATTCTGTAAGTCGTCTAACAGGGATAACAGATTACCTTCAAGGTTATCGGTAAACTGTAGCACGTCTGACCGGTACCGCTTACCCTTTGCGGCTTTCCGGTATGCGTGATACAGGCTACTATAGTCACAGTTCGGAAGATAGATATTGCCTATGCGTTTTGCCATAACTGTTACCTTCCGTGTTTCATATTCAGCGTGTCGCACCTTTCGCCGAAGCTACTAAAGTACGTCCGTTCCTAACCTCTGTTTTTCGCCTTACGGCGCGGATACATAACCCTTTACCCGGTCGCGTGTTACAGCCCTTAAGCTGTAGACTAGAGGATTTCCGGGTTAAGCGGGGCGGAAGCCAATGTTGCTGTTCGAGTTCGACCGCGGGTTGTTGCCGTTCAGATAGAACACGCCAGCGTTAGACCCGTTGTTCCAATTACCACCGCGGAAGAAGCAACAATTAATGTTATGTACCCAAAGTATTCATTTGCTTACCGACTGTATCCAACCGCCGACCATACGACCTATTTCATCTACCATTTTCGCCCAGCGCCCGTATTTATCCACTGAAAGGTATTTAAGTTCTGGGTTAGCGGATAAGCGAAGGTAGGACCGTAATTTACCAACTTCTATATCCAGTTCGGTAAGCGTAGTCTTTTTGTAGTGTTTATGGTTCGTTTCTATGACGATACCAAGGATACGATACATACAAGTACGTATTTCCGAAGCCAGGGCGTACCGCTCATGTTTCGGAAATTGCTTAAGGCAAACGTTACCGTATATAATCATATCTTCCACCTTCGTTTTAATATAAAGTTCCCTGGTGTCCGCCATAGTTTTATCACTCCTTTAAGTGGCGGTGTCCGCTATCGCGGCCACTACAGATTTACAAACGAATATAAGCGGGGCGGAAGCCAACGGTGCTGACCGAGTACGACCGCGGGTAGCCGCCGCCCAGATAGAACACGCCAGCGTGAGACCCGGAGGCCCAAGAACCACCGCGGAAGAAGCACTTTTCACCGTCATTTCTTGCGTACATTCTATCTTCGCCATGGTCGGTGTCGTCAGTTCTGTACAGTGCAAGGGCTTTCATAATATCCGGCATTTTACTGATACCGGATTCTACAGCCATTGACTTAAAAGGTGCCGAAGGCCACTGGTCGCCAGAAGTTCTAAACTGTACATTCTTCGTGTACCGGATAGCCCCGGACCCTTCCGCCGTAGGCTCTACCTTAATCGTTCCAGCCGTTCCAGGTGCCACTAAGGTACCGTCTTCTAAAATGGCTTTCCACTGGGCGCTACCAGCGGTCAAGTCGGCACTGAATAAGGCGGCGTTGTTATCCTCTAAAATCTGGATTTCACCATCTACAGTGCGAAGACCGGTAGCCCATTCCCAGGCGTCGCCGTTCAATCCGTAGATACCGGCTGGCGTGCCGTCGTGGGTCCAGGAACACGGCCCGGAACCGGTCAGCCCAAGGTTAGTACGTCCGTCGCTGCCTACCGTGGCCGGTCTACAGGTTTCGTGTGGGTAGGCGTGGTCGCTACCATAGTTGTTATTTCCGCGTGGGTAATAGCCGTTTTTCTTACACCACAGGGCGATAGCTGCGTATTCTGCATTTGTCATACAGTGCCAGCCCTCACCCTTTGCCCGACAATAAGCTACAGCCTGGTCGTGGTTCGTATACACCTTCGGTACTTGTCCTGGCAAGCTGTAGGCTCTGCCATCATGTACATACGCCAGATAGGTACCTATAAAGATTTCCGGTACCTCTTTACCGTTGATTACCCAGGCGTGGTGTGTCTTGTCGTTGTCACCTACAGCCAGTGATTTATACGTCTGTCTGGGTACGATGTTCATAATCGACGGATTACCCTTATTGTCGTAAAGAACGGTCTGTTTCCCACCACTGGCAGCTTCTACCGACTGTCTGTAAGTGTCCTTCATTGAAAATGTGAATGCCATATTACTGTACCTCACTTTCGGTTATTCTCTGTACGCTCACAAGGTCCGGGATACCCCATAGACACAGTGTTACGTCTCTCATGTTTACATCACACGGAAGTTCTTCCAGAATATCGTAGCCTTCCTTGTCTACTTCCCCGGTCGGCTGGTAGTCGTATTCCCTTGCCGGAATCTTCACAGAAGCCACGTACCAGTTTCCTACACCCTTTTCCAGACCGGTAAAATCAGAAGTAAGGCTTACGTCCACATTTACGGCAGTATCCTGTAATTCTTCGTTAAGGTCGATTTCGATAGAACCGGCACCGGGTACCGTAAGCTGTAAGACCGTTCCTTTTGTTCTCCACGTGGCTTTTTTACCACTGTTTACGTGTTGGATTTTCATTTTAATTTGCCCCCTTTATTTGATAGTGGTGTTGATGATAGTCCAGGTAAAGCTTACTGACTTTGCACTGCCAAGGTTACGTACCTTAAAGCCGTTACTTGCCTTGTCGTATACTTCCAGATTCGCTTTACCTATATCGTCTGCGGCCGTGACACATAGTGTCACGTCGTAGTGTGGCGTATTCGTTTGTGCGTGTTCCGTTCCCGTCGGAATCGGCACCAACACAAAAGGGTACGCACTTGAAAAGTATTCCCCAGGCGTACCAGTAATGGTAGCTTCTCCCTGTAAGAAGCGCTTCTCAAAATCCACCTTTCGGTTATGGTGTGCTAATCCAGACTGTCTAAGTGCTTCGGCCGCAATCGCCCCGATAACATGGTTTCCGAAGCTGATGCCGTCCGACATACGGTTAAGGTTTGACTGTGACAGCGACGTACCTTTTTGAATAACCTGTACGCTATCTGGTACAAGTCGGTAGTGTCCGCTGTTCCCTGGTACTTCCTGTAAGGTGTAGGTCTGTTCCCCGTTGATAATGCGGTCTAACCACTCTATCGGGTCCCACTCTATGGGCTGTCTGGTAATTTCATCACTCACGGCGATACCTCCTTAAGTTCCAGATTAAATACAATTAACAAGTTCTTTTCGCTGGGCTTGTCCACTCTATCCGGTCGCTGTATGAGAAGAACGCCGTCTTTGTCATACAACTTTGTGTTTGTTACCTGGCCGTTTATGGTATCGTCCAGATAAATGTTGACCGTAAAAGTAGCACCATCTACAGAAATGCTGTGAATCGGTAAGGTATAGTCCTTTCCGCTGATGGTACATACAGCCCTGGCGAAAGTACCGGCTATCGCCCTGTTAAACACGGCTAAACCTTTGGTTTCAATCATAAGCACTTTCCCCCGTTTCTAATTCTCCGGCTTCCGCATACCGTGTAACTGTTTCGGAATACTCACCGCTTGCAGACACTACAGCGCTGTAAATCCGCCCTTCGGTCGTCGTTTCCGGTAACACTCCGGTATCTGCTTCGCCAGATTGTTTATAAGTATTTATGGTAATCGTGCCGTCTGCTGTTTCTGCTATCACGGTACTATATACCAGTCCTTCGGTGGACACGAAAGGTAGCGGACCGCTGGCAATCGTTCCAGTTAGGTTGTAATCCCGAAGCACGGTATAGCCTTCCGCACCCATACCCAAGTCGGCGTTATACATACGCCCTTCTGTAGATATAGACGGAAGCGTACCGCAATACACAAGTTCCCCAGCTTCCGGCACACGATACCCGTACACATGGTAGCGTGTCACGGCGACAAGGCCGCCGTATATGTTGTACTCAAATTTATATTCGGTTCCCAAGTGGGCGTGTATAATGTTGTTTACGGCGTGTTGAAAGTCCGTAAGGAATGTAGGAACGCCCCTTTGAAAAACCACCGTAACCAGACATTCCGCGACATCTATATACACCCGGATTTCTTCGCCAAAACCGGCGGCTATCCGGTGTATCATAGGCGCCCCGAAGTTTTCATAGTTCTGTAGCCTTGCCAGCACTTTAGGGCGTCGCTGTTCTGGTGGTTCGTCTGGCGACATAGGAAGCCCTACGCTTTCTTCCCAGTAAATAAGCCCCCAGGTCGCCGATAGCGGCGATAACTGTAGGGCTAAGTCGTCCAGCTTTGTATTTACTTTGTCATACCCTCTACCCTTTGCGTTCATAAGGTAGAAAAACAACTTGCTTTCCTGTAGGTAGTCGGCGGAAGAATCTACCATACCCTGGGTACGTTCGCTTATGTGTATCTTTGAGTAGTCGAAATTCCGTATCATGTTAAGACCACTTCCCCTAACTCCGGTATCTGGAAAGGTTCAATCCTTATATCTTCGGTTCCGCCGTTTACTGTCAGATTGCTATAATTTGCAATGCCAGACAATGTACCAAGGATTGCACCTATTTTGTTATAAGCTATGGGGCTAAGTTCCTTCGTATCTTCGTCACGGTCAAATACCCGTGAGTGTATATACTCCGTAAGGTCTTCTTTGAAACGCTGTAGAACTGCCGCCCTGTCTACGTTCCTTTCGTACACGACTTTAGCCGCTACCTCTATCGGATACCGTGTACCGGTTATCACCGTCACTACAGCACCGCCAGGCGCTTTACCGTAGCCGTATCCCTCAAACTCTTTCGGGTCAAGGTATTCTTTAATATCAGCTATCACAGCGTCGTCCAGGGGTTCGTACTCACTTCCCACACAAATTACCCGGACCGTTCCCCGCCCGTCGTGTCCGTTTTCCTTTTCCCAGCACATATCTATAAGAACCTTCCCGACCTTTACACCGTAGTCTTCATAAAAGCCATTAACTACCCAGCGCTTATAGTCGTTCACATTTCCGCCGGTATCCGGATTTTCCGCTTTGTCCTTAATACGTGTCCAGGCTTCATCTGGACTTTCCCTTTCGGCAGCCGCTACGATAGTACCCTGGTCTTCTATGGACGTTACACCGGCGATAGGTGGCTGTAGGATAAATTCGCTTCCAGTAGCCAGGTTTCCGACTGGCCCCGACAAGCTACAGGTTACCCGGACGTCTACAGCGTCTTCCGACAAAAATATGGTTTCAGAATCCGCTACAAACTCTATAGGGTTCCCTTCCCCATCAACGACGACGGAAGTAAACTTGTAGTCTTTCGGTATCCGTACACCTGGGTCGGCTATGATAGACAGTACCCTTTTATTTGCCGTGGCTTCGATACGGGTAAGCCCCCTTACGTTCATGTGGTCTTGTAGGCGTTCGTCTTCGCAATACTGGGGGAAGGCATTTTGTAGGATACGGTCGGCGCTTATTTCCAGCTGCATAACCTGGGCTACGTCTGGTAAAATCGTATCGTAAGTAAAGTCGCCCGGCTCTTTACGCCACGTGTCCGGTATTTGACTTAACAGAAAGTCTTTTATCTCTTTCGCCGTCTGTATAAACACCGGTACGTATTCTGGTCTTTTTTCCATTACACTTCCACCCCCTCTACCAGAACCTCGTTTTGAAAAATATCTGTAAATCGGATTGACACAATAAAGCACGGTTTCCCGTTTCGGTCGGTTCCTTCGTCTACGGTAACTTCGTCTACGGATACTATCCACGGGTCGTAGGCTATGGCTTCTTCCACGGCTCTCTGTATCTCTGACAGTCTTACGTCTTTCGGAAATTCCCCACATATACCGACGGCTTTTACGTCGCTTCCGTATACGTGGTTATTTTCTTCATCCTCATAGTCACCATAAACAGGAAAGACGCCCCGCTCTGTAAGTTCTGCCTTAAGCGCAATCTGGCCGACTGCCTGGGAACCTACCACAGTTTTAACCGCGCCGCTTATACCTACTTCAAATTCCCCGGTATCGAAGTTAAAGACAGGTACCCTTAAATTAGTGTTCTCTGCCATAATAACCACACTCCGTATAAATTCTGTAGTCCAATGGTGCCAAGGCGTATTTTACGTTATCCGGTTCCCCGAAAGGAATAACCGCTACACGGTCACCGGCTACCGCGCTTCTAGGGGCTTTTATTTTATCACCGCTATAGGTAACGGCTACCCCGTCAACCCTACAGCTGTTTCCGCCTGTCATGGTGCCAGTCCTTCCGCTGCCGTTCAGTTTTTGTAGGATAGCCCAGCGCTGGTGTTCCGCCCCGACAAGCGGGAACGCTAAAAAGGTATCCCCCTTACATATCGGGTACACGCTTACCGGTATATCAAACATTCCGGCGTCTACGCTTAATTCTGTACCGACTATCTTAAAGGTAACCGGGTTCGGTTCGGCGGTCGTCGCCTGTAAAATGTGGATACCTTCTAATACCGGGTCCTTATCATCGGTACCGCGGACGGTCCGTAAAGCGTCTACAGAACTTAACATATTACACACCTTCTTTCTACTTCGGTACTTCTCCCGAAGTTATTTTTATGTAAGCCTTGTGAGAATAACCGCTTACCTCTTTACCGTTTAACTTTCCTGTTACTTCGTACCAGTCGCCGGATTTACCGGTTATGGTAAGTTCTGTACCGCCAGGCCAAACACCTTTTGAAGCGTTCCCGGTACCAGCACCAGACCGAACGTGTAGGGCGGTCGTCGTTTTTCCTTTACATTCCGCCTTCGCTTTGCTGTCGTCGTACTGGATTTCCGGTATATCTTCGGTGGCTGTAAGGTCAAAGTCCAGCTGTATAGCGTCGTCTGCCAGAAAGGTATGGGATACATTACGCACCCAAAAGCCGCCCACAAGTCCGGTATTCTTTTCTTCGACATACAGCGGGTCGCCTACAAAAAATTGACCCATGGCACCGTCGGAATTGGTACCGGACATCTTAAGCGTAGACTTAACCTTAGATAGAGATTTCAGCTTTTCCGCTGCGTAACTGTCTAAGTTCGTGTCCTTGTCGTTGATTTCCTCATAGTATTGAGTATTCCCGTATAGCGCCTTGTTTTTGGCGTTTACTTTTGACACGGTTTTACCGGTTTCCCGGTTAATCAGTTTCACGGTGTTGTACATTTCTTCTATGGTCCGTTCACGGCTGGCGGATATAAGATTACCGCCAGTCTTAAACGCCCATATCATAGTCGGAACCGACCGGCGCTTAAGAAGTACGCCGTCATGTTCCGGGTCGTACCGGAACCAAAATTTATCGCCCCCGGCGTTCCAGGTTCGGGCTAAAGCGTCCACCATGATTTTATCCGGCGAACCTTTTTTATAAAGCATATACCCGATTACGGCTTTCGTGTTTTCCAGCTTATAGACCTTTACCCCTATCTTGTCGGCCATAGTCTTAGCCATCTGTGTAGCCGTCTGATTCTTAAAGTAGTAGTCGTCGTCGTTCTTTGAAAACAAAAACAGCGGGTCGTAAGCAGTCAACTTATTTAACCCGTCGTGTGCTTCCGTCTGCTTCTTAATCTCACCGATAAACCACCGCATATTACTGTAGTACAGTTCCACCTTATGGGCTAAAAGGTCTTGTTTGATTCCAAGTAGGGCAAGGTCAAACGTGAGCGTCCTACAGCAAGCGTTAAGCTGCTCTTTGATAACGGGATTCCCGGTAAGTAGCCCGGTAAAGTCCTTACCGTCTATTTTTAGCTGTAATTTTCCCACGCTTTAACCCCCCTAGATTTTTTCACAGTCCGAAGCATTTACCCAGCCATACACCATTGAACCACTATAATAAATTAAGTGGTACGGGTGGGCGTTGCTATTGACTATGGTACAGTTACATTCAGCCGCCCCGCGGTTTACCGTAGGCCGTGCGGCGTCAGAAGAAATATACACGGGGCCGCCCTTAAACCGTACCTTGTCGCCTTTTTTAATGGCTGTCTTGTTCCCGCCAGAAGGCCTCTGAATAGGTACAGGGTCGCGCTTCTGTACAACAATGTACTTCTTCGCTTCTACCTTTACCTGGGGAAGTTTTACGTACTCTTTAAATTCCAGTTCGTAATAAAAATCCCCTTCGGGTCCTTTGTACTCTCCCTGGAAAACCCGTATTTTCATTTTTTTGTTAAGGCTGAAAGCCGGACAAATAACTTGAATCACTTTGTTATCCTTCTTCCAACCTTCCAGCTTATCCCGGTACCAAGTAGGCTTTTTCAGATTTTTGTACTTACAGTAAGAAGGGTCGTATCTGGTCGGGAAGAAGGACGACCAGCCCAGGCCGTCCAATTCCTTACCGTTACTAAAATCAACTTCCCCTCGTTGCCATATATCTACAGTCTTCGGCGTACTGTTACCGAAAGCGACCGATAACTTAGCCGGTATCACCGGTATGTTTATGGAATCGCTACCCACCTTTAAGGTAATGTTTACAGTTATATCGCCTTTCATCTATAACAGTTCCCCCCAATCTGCATTACTGATAATTTCGTCTGCGCCCGCCAATTCGTCTATAAGCTGTTCCAGAAGTTCTTTTACAAGCTGGCGTTTGTCCTTATCCCCTGTGTCATTGAGAATAATTCTTTCAATCACCAGTTTAATTTCCTTCCGTAACTGCTGCGACTTACTGGCACCGCTGGCGCTTATCGGAACATTTCCGGGCACCGCTGGCGGCGCTGTGAATCCGCTTTGTACGTCCTCTAGCGGTGCGCGTTCCGCCGTGTAGCTTATAGGTGCGGTTATTCCGTCCGCAAGACCAGAAGCGGCCCTACGTACCGTGGCTACCATGTTTTCCATACCTACCGCAAGCCCTTGTCCTGTAAACTGCCCCATTTCCATCATTACCCGTGAAGGGCTGTGAATCTGTAAGGCGGACTGAATCGTAGACCTTACGCTGGCGGCTATGGACGACGCTACAGCCATAATAGCACCGGCGCCGGAAGAAAGACCGGCGGCAAAACCGGCGGCGGCATTTACGCCCGCACCGTGTAAATTTATGCTGTTAAAAACAGCGGTCACCGAAGTTACTACCGTCCTGGCGGCGGACGTTGCCGCACCCATTCCGGCTAAAATACCACGTGCCATACCTTGTACAGCCTGGTTACCGCAATTCGTAGCCGCCGCTACAGCGGACGGCGTAGTAGCTGTAATCACGCTTCTAAGGCCGGTCACCATGGCAATACCCGCGGTAAGTGCTACAGCCATAAGACCAGGGGAAGCACCGCTTAAACCGGTCCGTACCGCGGTTACCGTTTGGGTTCCTAACGCCGTACCGGCGGCGGTCACCGTACCGGTGGCAGCTGACAGACTGGAAGATATAGCCGTACCTATGCTGGTACCCATCTGCGAAGCCGCCGTAGTAGCACCTGTAGAAGCCGTCGAAAGGCTGGTAGAAATCGCTTCACTAATGGACGTTCCCATAGTAGTAGCGGCGGTCGTCGCCGTCGTTCCAGCCGTTGTAAAGCTTTGCGTAAGTGCTTCACCGATAGCCGTACCCATCTGGTTTATAGCTGTTGTGGCTTCCGTAGAAGCCGTAGTAAGTGACTGACTAAGCCCTGTAGTAAGTGTTGTGCTTAACTGCTGTGTAGACGCCGCCACTTGTGCGTTGGCGGTATCAAGTCCAGTAGTAACACCCTGTCCTAAGTCGGTTCCCATATTAACACCGTACTGACTTAGGTCTATACCTTCAAAGCCGGACGTTAAGTCGGTTCCCATATCTACACCGTACTGACTTAGGTCTATACCCTCAAAACCGGCTGTCAGGTCTGTTCCCATGTCCATACCATACTGGCTTAGGTCTATACCCTCAAAACCTGTTTGGAAAGCTTTTTCGGTGTCTGTTGCAATCTTTGTAGCTGCTTCTGGAACTTGACCCCCACCATTCTGTAATGATTCAAGAAGGCTGTTCGTAGCTTCTGCTCCATATCCGTTTATCGCTCCTGTATTAAACTGGAACGACTGTGAAGCTTGTTCAGATACAGATTGAGCGGCAGACGACACAGTACCGGCGTTGGAAGAAATGCCACTTGCAGCACCTTCCGCCGCGTTACTTCCGCCTTCTTCTCCACCAGTAAACCAGTCACCTATACCACCGAAGAAGTCACCAATAGCACCACCAATAGCTCCTACGCCATTAATGATACCGTCACCTATTCCCTTTATGATGTCGCCACCTACAGCTAACCAGTCAGTGCTTAAAATTGTGTCGATAATTGCACTAATCAGTTGCGGTACAGCTGCTACCAGCTGTGGGATTGCCTGTATAAGACCAGCGGCTAAAGCTATTACAATCTGTACGGCTGCCTGAACGATATTACCAATATTTGAGATAATACCCTGAATAAGTGAAATTATTAACTGTATACCACCCTGAATAATCATAGGCAGCATAGTAGTAATACTCTGTACAAACTGCTGTATAAGCATTACGGCGGACTGTAAAATCATGGGGATATTAGAAATAATTCCCTGTACCAATCCTAAAATTAACTGAATACCGGCTTGTAAAATTACCGGTAACATTTGCAAAATCCCAGACAAGAAAGTGGTAACCGCCTGTACCGCTGACGATATCAGCATAGGTGCATTTGCTACGATACCCTGTACCAATGCCATGATTAACTGCGTCGCCGTAGACAGTAGCATGGGTAACCCTTGCGTAAAGCCCTGAACCAGCATAGCTATACCCTGTGTCGCCGTAGTAAGTAACTGCGGTATGTAGGTCGCTATACCCTGTGCGAATTGTAGTATAAGCTGTGCGCCGACCGTAATAACCTGTGGTATCAGCACAAGTAACCCGTTTATGAAAGCGGCTACCGTGGTAGCGGCACCCGAAGCAATAGCCCCGGAATTAGACCTTATACCGTTTATGAAGCCCTGAATAAGCTGTACGCCCATGTTTATAACCTTCGGCGCATACGTCGCAATCTGTGTAACCACCGTTCCAAGTGTGTTACCCAGTTCGGCTACGAGGCCTTCAAAGCCGCCCGTCTGTAGCGCGGAAGATAGGTTAGATACCATGCTGGTAGCTTCCTGTGTAATTCCGCGAAGTGGCCCTTTAAGGTTATCGTAAATCGCAATACCCAGCCCTTCTAAGCCGGATTTAAGGATTGTAACGTCGCCTTTAAGGTTATCCAGTTTAATAGCAGCCATTTCCTGGGCGGCGCCGGAAGAATCTTGTATAGCGGAAGTCAGCTTGTTAAAGTCTTCGTCGCTGGCGTTTGCGATAGCCAAAAGACCGGACATAGCTTCTTGTCCGCCCAGCATGGCAGCGTAGGCCGCCTTCTGGTCTTCCGTCATGCCTTGCATACCCTTACGCATATCGCCCATAATATCACCGAAGGACTTCATAGACCCGTCACCATTTGTAACGGAAAGCCCCAGGGCGTCCATAGCCCGTTGTGCTTCTGCGGTCGGTTTTGCAAGTCTGGTTATGGTACTTCTTAAGGCGGTACCCGCCTGTGAACCTTTGATACCGGCGTTAGCCATAAGACCTGTAGCCACGGCCATATCTTCGATAGAATAGCCCATAGCACCAGCGGCGGCACCTACGTACTTAAAGGTTTCGCCCATTAAGTCTACGTTGGTATTTGCGTTGGCGGAAGCAGCCGCCATAACGTCGGCGAAGCGTCCGCTTTCGTTGGCCTTCATACCAAACGCGGTTAAGCCATCTGTTACAATATCGGAAGTTCTGGCAAGGTCAGCACCGGAAGCAGCCGCCAAGTTCATAATACCTTCAATACCGGAAGTCATTTCCTGGGTCTTCCAGCCAGCCATAGCCATATATTCCATAGCGTTAGCCGCTTCTGTAGCGGAAAACGCTGTAGTAGCACCCATCTGTTTAGCCTTGCTTTCAAGTGCCGTAAAATCGGCACCGGTGGCCCCAGATATAGAAGCTACAGAAGACATAGCAGCTTCAAAGTTGGAACCTACCTTTATGGACGCCGCTGCGGCTCCGGCTACAGCGGTACCAGCAGCCGCCACACCGGCGGCTACGCCCTTTGTTACGGCGGTTATTCCTTTTCCAAGCCCACTTAAAACAGCGGACCCGGCGGACTTTGCCAGGCTACCGATTTTCGATAACCCGGAATGTAAAGCAGAAAGCGACGTACTGGCTACTTTTTGTAGGGCGGTTTTTAACCCCTCTACGCCGCTTTTGCCGTCCGTCGCTTTATCCTTAATGTTGCTTAAACTGTTTACGATACCAGAAATTTTAATAGCCGCAAACTGCTTCATACTGGAAGTTAAGTTTTTCACGCCATTAACGACGCCTGTTACGCTTATCTTCCCTATATTCTTAAGCGCGTTTACGAAGCCAACAACACCGGTACGCCCTTCCTGGATAGTAGACTTAAATTCCCGAAAACTGGATACAAGACTGGTTATTTTCTGCTGGGCGACACTCTTTACCGTAGAAAGAAACTGTGTAGCCGACTGCCTGGCTTCCTGGAAGGAAGATACCAGCCCGTTAAGTTTTTGGGAAGCTATCATTTTTAGGGTTCCCGGTAATTGTTTAAGATTTTGGGTACCAGCGTCGAACTGGTCCATAGCAGCTTTCCAGCGGTTCGTACTCTCTGTAGTCTGCTGGATAGGCGACTGGGCCGCCTGGGCGGCGCTGCCTACATCTGCTACGGTATCCGCCATTTCGCTTACGCCGTCTACAGCGTTCCCTATCTGGTTACCCATAGCGTCAGCCATGTTACCGGCTCCCTGTAGTTCGGTACCCAGGTTCCCGGCGGCTGTAGCCGTAGCTGTTACGGCTGTAGCACTTGAAGCCATGGCCGAAGTCATGCCGGTAACTTGACCTTTGAACGCGGCGGCGTTTGCCCCGGCTGCGTTTAGGGTGCTACTAAAATTATCCGTTAAAGTTAGGGTTGCCCCCATTGTAAAATCGGACATTTATACCACCTTACTTACCCTTTCGTCTTGCTCTTTCAATGCGCTGTTCTTCTCTGATTTTAAGTATGGTGGCTTGATACACAAACTCTTTTTCGGATTCGGGAAGGTTATATATTTCGCTGGGTAGCTTTCCCTGGGTATTCCAGATATAGGCTAATAGCTTCGCTTCCCTGTCCGACTTTAGGAGTTTTTTACAGATTCTTTAATCTGCTTCTTTTTCTTTGTACCAAAGCCGGAAGCGTTCTGTACCTTCACGGCAAAGTTTACGATTTCGCCAGGCGATAACAACTTACCTAACGCCATTTCTGCCGTGAACACACCTAATTTTTTCAGCAATGCGCCATTTGCAAAAGTGAAGTCGCTACGCTTGTCCTTGTCTACAGCCAAGATAACAATTTTCGTCATTAACTTGTCGTCGTCTACTTTCGTCTGGATTATCCCGTTGTCGTCCTGTTCATAGGTTACACAATCTTTCTTAGCCTGTTTGTAGTCGTCGTAAGAAATCGCTGTGAACGGGATAGTACCCAGCTTAGAAGTGGTAAAGTGGCCCTGTGCTTCTCTTGTCAATTCTTCGGTATCCTTACCTAAGATTTCTTCCAGCGACAAGAATTTAGGGGCGCCCACTTCTTTATTTTCGTCGGTTTCGCCTTCCGGTTCCTCGTCTGCCAGGTCGGCAGCATAGGACGGAACGGGGGTTACCGGCGTAACGGGTAACGGCTCATTCTGGTTATCCTGTGTAGCCTGGGGCTGCGTAGTTTCTGCTGTTTCCTGTACAGGTGTAGCCTGTACCTCTTGTACGTGTTCCTCTGTTCCTAATACTTTTACATCTGCCATGTTAATTTTCCTACCTTTCGTTTTTTGTTTAAAAAAGGGGCGTCTATGCGCCCCATCTGATTAACCGATTGATTTTAAATATTCGTAGTCGTCAAAAGTGAAATCCATTTCGACTTCCCCAAGTTCGCCCAACTCAAAAGCGACCAGCTGGGCGCTGTCAAAGGACACACCCTTAAACATAATATATTCTTCTCCCCTGGAAGTCGGGTCAGCCAACTTAGAAGAAAAGTTATATTTTGCGTGTGGGTTGTCCGCCGCCATTCTGGAAAGGCGGCTGTCTACTTTGTGCGCCGTGATACTTCCGGCGCCGGAAGCAGCCATAACCTTGTGACCTTTCATAAGTCTACCAGCCTGTAAGACTTCTTCCTTGTCATAATCGACATTCGCTTCAAACGCCTTTGTTTCCTGTAACTGGCGTCCGTCGTTGTCGTACACAAAACCATATAGACCGTTAATTACTTCGTTTGCGTCAAACATAGCTTACTATCCCCCTTCTTAAAATACCGTTAAAAGTTTCTGGTAGATACGTTCCGGGCTTTCGTTCGGTGTAATATCCCCCGTAAAGAAGGCTTCGTTTGCCTTCGGTTTATAAATAGCGTCGTCGCCGTGGTATTCCGGGTCTGGTTTGTAATATACACCGTCCTTAAGGATTTCCTGACGTACAAGCGGCTGTAAGTAGTTCTGTTCTACCGTCGTCGCATAGGTGGCCCGAAATTCCTCTGTATTGGACTTCGCCTTTTTGTATTCTTCGCCGAATACTTCCAAGTCGTGTACCACGTAGTCAATGGTGGAAGAAACGCGGATAGACCCCATTTCTGCCACTTCCCCAGCCTTTGGAGAAGTCAACGTATTTACCGCTTCGTCAATCTCCACGGTATCCCCATTCGCTACGAAGATAAGCGTACCGGACTGTCTGGCCTTTTCTCTTACCGCTCTTTTAAGCCTGTAATTTACCATGTTGTACGGTACTGTTTCGTCCGTAAGGGTACTGTTAAGTGCCACGGCCGCAACCCTGGCAGCCACAAAGATAGCCATTTCCGCCGACGTATAACCGTCGCAACCGTTACCTACATTGATAACAGACCGGCTATTAAGTTCCCTGGACTTCGCGTTAGCGTTGTCAAGGGAAGTATCCCACACCGCCGGGCCACCGTTTACAAACGTAACGTAAAAGCCTTCCTGTCTTGCTGTAGCAAGCCAAGCCACTACAGAAGCAATGATAGCTTCGTCTTCCACTCCGTCCAAAGAAAAGGCGTTTGCCGTTCCGTCAGCGTCGATAGCGTCGAGAAAATCGCTGTACTGCTGAATGGTGACTACTTCGCCGTTGTTCCCGTTCTTGAAGTCAGTACCAGCGGTAGCTTCTGGTAAAGCCGCGCCTTTCTTTTTAACGCGGATATAGTCAGATACGTTAATACTGGATTCCAACGTTTCCACGGTAGCCGCGTTAATTACCAAAAGTTCTACGGCGTTTTCCACCAAAGATAATTTGATAGTACCGGCTTCCACACCTTCTTTTACCACTACCGTAAACTTCCTGGTAGACGGATACAGGGTTTCAAGGGTCCAGTCACCTAACACGGCTTCCGCCGGTTTTGCTGTAGAAGCCGCCATACGATAACCAAGTACCTTTTTAGGCGCTCCCTTCGTTGCGTGGGTGTATACCTTCTTTACAGACAGGTCACTACCTACAGCATTAAAAGATTCTTTCAAGACACCGGCGTTACCCGAAACAAGTTCGTTTACCGGCCCCCAGTCAGCGGTAAACGGGTACGCCACTATACCGCGGCTTCCAGACATGATAGCCGTGGAAATCGCAAGGATAAGGGAATACACCCCGCTTAAAATTTTGCTTTCGCCTTCTGTGTAAAGTCCAGCCATGATTATTTACCCCCGTTCTTTACAGGGCATTTCAGAAAATCGCTTAAAGCCTTTTCTGCTTCTTCCCTGGTTAAACTGTCTTTTTTGATACCATATAACGCACCGGTTAAAATAGCCGGTGTCGTATCCAATACGTAGGCGGATTCGATTAACTCCGCCTTTGTAAACACCGGTACGGTTTTTTCCTTCACCGGTGTCGTAATCGGTTTTTCTGCCATAATTACTACTTCCTTTCTTCTGGTTTTACTGTTAGTGCTACGTGAATATCATCAATAGACGGGTTCACGGTATCCCATCCAGCCCGCTTGTACGCTACGTCGTAGGTAAGGGTAAAAGCCACGTCCAAGCTATCCCCTTCCTTAAACTTCAAATTTGCGTTCTTTAATCGGCCTTCCAGATTCCCATTACCGTCCAACACCTCTAACACGCCGCACCTGTCCTCTAAATCCTGTAAAAGTGCGTTCTGATAAATAAAGCACTCGTCCAGGCTATCGACGTACAGCGTACCGAACACAGATACCGTCTGTACGTAAGAATACCGCGTAAGATGTTTTGACCGGCTTCGTCCTGGGCTGTCAAACAAAACCACGGGGCGGGATAACTTCAAATTAACCCCACGCTTAAAGGATTCTAAACCAGCTGTAGACTTTAACCAAGTCTGTATCATGGTTAATTCTTTGTCGTAGTCCATGCTTTACACCCCACTTAAAAAAGCGACTTAAAAAGCCGCTCTACCTCTGATTTTGTTATCTTCTTAAAGTCTTCCTGGGTATCCGGTATGGACTTCTCGAACATATGCTGACCTGGAACGAACCGACCGGATAACTTCATACCCGTTTTCGCTCCAGGATTATAAGAAAAATTCCCACCAGAACCGGCACCAGGTATCCATAGCGACGGCTTCCTACCGGTAGCCTTGCTTACGCGGTTCGACTGATTATAACCTTCTTCCACCGGTATAACATAAGGGCAATTCGACCCGTACCTAACGGCAGCATTACCGCCACCGGCTGACACATCAAAGATGTTATCAGTACCGCCAGGGGTAAGACTTTGTGCCAGTCTTCCAGACTTAGAGTGTATGTTAGAAGCTACGTTCTCTAAACCAGCCATACCGGCCTGTTTTATAATACGGTATTCCATGTAGGATACACGTTTAGCCGCACCTTGCGCGCCGCTGATAAACTTATCTATTCCGCCGTCAAACTCAATCCGTACATTCATAGAAATTTCACGCCCCTATCGGTCTGGTTTGTGTTAAATTCAAACGCATTTTTAAAGGGGCGTAGCATTTCACGAACTGTAGCGAACTGGTCCGAAGCTGCGTACTGTGTAGCGGTTTTCGTCGCACCAGTAGGGGGTGCTACTTCGGTAATGTTTCCGGTTTTTTGGTCTACCTGTTTCGTTTCCCCACGTGCCATAACTTCCCAGCACAACGCTACAGCTGTCTTGAGTGTAGGCCGGTCTTTTGGCTCCCCCGGAAGCATAGGCGGCACACCGCCGATATACCCAACACAAAAAGCGTTAGCCCTGGTTAGGAATAAATCTACGTCGCTGTCCTCGACCGGAAGCGCCCGAAGATAATACTTGTTTAGTAACTCTTCTTTCGTCAGCAGCATACCGTTCCCCCTTACTGTAAAAAGTCGGAAACCTTACCGGATTCAACGATAGCCGTAATAAGGTCTTTCTTGCTAATATTGTTAGACGGTGTCATTCCAAGTTCTATAGCCTTTGCTTTCAGTTCATCGGCCTTATACATATCGTCAAGGACTTTGTATGGGTCGTCGTCCTGTTCTTCTATTGTTTCAGCGCAACCATAAGATACCAGCCGGTCCGCTAACTTTTCTGGTAATTCCAGTTCAGCCCCTATATCCAGTACACCATTTTCCAAGGTTACGCCACTTTTGGTTACTTTTACCTTCATATTGCTACCCCCTACCTTACTTTACAAATTTTGATAAGTTCCGGGTACATAACTTTAGGGAACCCAGCGGCCACCACTTCTACAACCTCACGTAATGGACGTTCCATTGTGAATGTACGGGCGAAGATGCCCGGCTCCATGTTATTCTCATACGTTGGACCCATTTGCACGTTACCGATTTTATCGCCTTCCATAAGGAAAATCCCCTTAGTGTTGTCAAGAAGACGCGCTGTAGTTCTCTTACCGGCGTTCATGGGGTCACGGTAAGTAACCTTTGCGTCGAAAGCTTCCATAGGTGGTAACTCACGTCCGCGCAAGAAAGAGTTTAATTCGTCCAAGGTAAGCAGCTTTTCGGAATATCCGGTAATCTGCTTACGGATAGTTGCGTCATTCAATACGGCGCGGATATTCTCGATACCGGTAATAAATACGTCCGGTGTGTAGCCGTTCGTATTACCGTCGATATAATCCTGTACCCAGCGTTCGTAGTTCGCCAGAACGGTAGCGCCGTCGGTTCCCCATGGAACCGCTGCGGTAACCTTGTTTTCCGTAGGAATACCAAAATCTACACCCAGCTTAATACCGGATTTATCGTAGACCATGGCACCATTACCCAGCGCTTGCCATCTTAACCACTCGATACGGGCGTCAATATTCTGTTTCAGCTGGGCGGTTTTTCTAAGGACTTGCTGTACCGCCATGGTACGGCGTCCTTCGTTCCCTCTGTCAGACATAGCCGCAAGTTCCTTTTTCGTCAAGATATAGGACTGGCCCATATCTGCGATAGAACCGCTTACACGTCTAACCGGGTCACGGTCAGTTAAAGGCAGTTCGGCGCCAGCATCTACCAGGTCTGCCATATCTGCCTGTCTCTCAATTACGGTTTCGTTCCAGTCCATATCATACGTGTTTTCTTCTGGAAGGAAGCGGCTACCGATATAGCCAGTCTCTACCGGCACTTCCCGGATAGTTTCGGTAAGTAACGGATTTTCAAAAAATTCACTTAAGTTTGCTAATCCAGCCATTTTTATTTACCCCTTTCTTTATCCTACGAAGCGGACAGAACCGCCTACAGCTGTTTTAAATGCTTCCGTACACCCTACCAACATACTTTCATATACAGCACCGTGTACAAGACACTGACCCACCGTGATATCTGGGTTCTTACCGTCGTCGTCCAGTTTAAACTTAACACTTTCATCCATGATAAGCGGGTCCTTTAAGCTGGCGTCGTCTTTCCATGCTTCGTACTTGCCATCGGCATTCTTACCGATACAGGTACCTTCTTCCACGTAAGCAGCCTTATCGAACTTTGTACCGTCCAGGGTTACGCCGTTCAATACATAAGAATAATGGGCCGTAGCCTTAATCTCCTTCGCCGCTTCATACGATTTTTTTCTAATCGTAATATCGTTATTCTGCATAACAATTTACCACCTTTCTATTTTTCTTCTTTTTTGATTCCCAACATTGCTAACGCCTGTTCTTTCTTCGCTGCCAGTTCTGCGTCTTTTTTCTCCCCAGCACCGCCGGGGCCTTTGCCGCGGAAATTGCCAGAAGAACCGGAACCGCCGCTACCTTTGTCGTCTTCGTCTGCACCGACTTCTTTAAACAAATTCGGTTCGTTGTCGTGAACCTTGCGAATAGCACGGGCAAGGCTCTTATCGTCCACTTTACCGGTTTCTTCGTCGAAGTCGATACCGTCCAGGTAATCCAGACGAATAGCCCGTACTACCTGTGATGGGTTTACAGGATTGTATTTACCGGCTTCCTTCAGCACGGCGTTTTCGATAGCGTAAGTCTTACAGCGGTCTTCTAAGTCGTCCGCCCTTGCCGCTTTGGTGCGCAAAACCTCTAAATCGGCGTCGCTGATAGCTGCACCGGCTCCGCCCTCACCGCCAGTATCACTACCGCCGCTTTTAATGGTTTCTGCCACCTTGCTAAGTAACGTCTTGTCGTCCGCTTCGATTGTTACGCCAGCGTCCTTAAGGGCTTTCCGTACCATCTTAACCGCCTTTTTGGCTATGGTACTGTCTACTTCCGCCTGGCTGTACTTCGGCCGCTCATAATCCGGGTCATAGTCCAGCGCGTCGTCGTAAGCGTCCTGGTCTAAGGTGTCGTCGTCCAGAAGTTTCTTTACCTCTGCTTCGTACTGTGCCTTAGTCAGTTCCCCCTTTAAGTACCTTTCCTGTAACTTTCTTAATTTACCCATGATGTTATCTCCTTTCCGTTTAAAAGCCCGTCGGCTATTTCTCCACCAGTTCCGCCGGTGTTCGGGTTCCCTTGCCAGTACAACGCCCTGGGTAGGTTACGGCAATAAAAAAGACACGCTGTAGACGTGCCATAGCCACGGTATCCGCCGTGTCGGTATTATAAGGCGTTAGCCAGATAATCAGTTATGTAGGTCCAGGCCAACCGGTACGCTGATAATGTGACCGTTAAAAGTTTTCCGCTGTACCTGTCGCTGTAAATCCGCCATGGTTTCCCCAGGACGTAAATAACGCTTTGGGTTATCCGCATTTACCATATCTTTTACAGTAGGTAACCCTACTTCCTTCGCGTAAGCGTCGTAACTGTCAGCGTGTGTATAGTAAAGTTCGCCGCTGGAATTAAGCGCCGCCTTCTGGCGTTTCTTGATTCCAAGGGCGGACAAAAGCGCCACCCATCTACAGCGACAATGTGGGTGGTTCGGTATACGACGACCGGGTAAGCCCGGATTCATAGGCGTATCGTAGTCAATATCGTAAGGGTGGTGTTTGCTGTAGTCAGCGTCAGCCGCACAATACGCCGACGTTTTACTGTCAAAAGTAGCGTCGCGGTATTTACCTTCCACTATATCCGCATTTTCCATAAGGCTGTAAGACGCTCCCAAGGAATTAGCCCTTGTCATTTCAGTACGTATAATCCGGCTGCTATTGTAGTAGCCTTCGTCGATACGCTTTGAAAGAAGTTTTGCACCGTCGCTGTACTGCATTTTCTTTGTAACGACTTCCTTTACGGTTTTTTCCGCCTGTTCTGCCACCAGCTGGACGCTTGCCCGTATCCGGTCGCTATAAGTCTTCCCGTCCGGTAGCCACGGGTTCGCAATTATCCCCAGTACCCCGGACGCCGTAAGGTTCGGAACGGTCACGGCACACTTAGCCGCCTGTTCAAGAATATACGCCGTAGTGTTCGCCCCATAGAAGACCGTACCACATATCACGGACGTAGAAAAAGGCTGTAGCTTTGCGTTCAGTAGGTTAAGTTCCGGGATAATCTTTGTAAGGTATTCTTCCTGTACTTTCTTAGCCCACCGCCGCATAGGTACAAAATCCGGGTTCATTTCGTCCACATATTTATGTGTCACTTCTTCCAGGTACTTTACAGCTATTTCCTGTAGCTGGCCGTAGGCTGGGGCTATTTCAAGTATCCGGTCGTTAATATACTCGTCCAGAAGCGACGTGTAATAGTCTACGTATTCTTCGTAGTGTTTTTGGGCTTCACTTATCCAAGTCATAAGCCGCCCCCTATTCTACCGGCTGCGTTAATGACGACCCTGTAGCTTTGTTCTCCTGGCCTGTTTCGTCGTCCGGCGGTATCCCGCCTGTATCTCCCAGGTTATCCGCCCCGTATCCGATAGCCGTAAGACTGTTCTTACTGGCTTCTTCCTTTTGGGCTTTCATTTCTTCAAGCGCTTTCTGTGGGTCGTCGATAAACCAAAGCAATTCATACAAGTAGCTGTCTGGCACAATATCAGCCAGTTCCGCCACAATATCCGCCAGTTCCTTGTTATTCTGCGGAAGATTCCGGCTTATGGTAACGCTTATCCACTCTGACTGGTACAGGTCGTCGCGTAACTCTATCAGTTCCGGCGTAGCGATGGTTTCGTAGGTTCCAACCTTCGCGCCGTCCGCTATAAGTTTCTGCGTATTCAGAAGGTCCGTAAGGATTGAAAGAAACTGTGTAAACGCCTGTATCAAAAGCGGCTCTTTCTTCCCCGCCTTAATATCCAGCCCGCTATACTTCATACGGATTTCTGTAGCCGTAGCCCCTTCCAGTTCTGATAGCCTGGGCGTGTTTGTGGTATCAAAAATATCATTCTTCATACGGGTAAGGCCGTTTTCTACGGCGTTATCATCTTGACTTTGGGCGATAAAGTCCGCCTTACTATCTTTGTTCTTTAAAGCTAAAGCCCTTGCTTTCCGCATTTTCAAAACTTCGTTTTCGTCCACATCTACCCCAGTCAAACACAAATACTGGTCCTGTAGATACTCCATAAGGTTAGCCTTGTCGCTGACCCCGTGGCAATAGGCTACAGCCAAGGGAACTACACCGTAAGCCAGGTCTGACTTACCGTACCCCTTAACCCGTTCTTCGTATTTTGCTGGTAACTGATTCTGGCACACGACGACCGGTATACGCCCGGCGTAGTGTTCAATCGGATTTCCTGTTACGGTTTCCGAAGGGTCAAGGCTGTAGGTACCTTCGCTTTCCCCGATATAGTAAGTCACGTACCGCTTGTCGTAGACCTCTAACCGGTACTTCGTGACTTCGCCGCCGTTTTCCCATACATCTACGGTATACTTTCGCATAACCAGGCGAAGGCGCCCCCGTCCGTCGTATATCGGTATGATTTCATCTACCGGGTATTCCTTGTAGTCGATAGCGCCGGTTTCGTCCACCCATACGATAATCGAACCGTAGCCGCTTATACACATTTCCCGTAGAAGGTCCGAAAACTCTAATAAAGCCTTATTCTGTAGCAGCTTCATCATTTTTTTACGGTATTCTGTGATAATCTCCCGTTCTTCGGTTTCTTCGTCGTCCTGGTCCGGGTCTTCCACGGTGTATATGGGGGATTTACCCAGCATATAGTCCACCAAGGTATCTACGATAATCTGGACGTAGTTAGAAATCAGCTTGTTTTCTGTTCCGCCGTCTCTGGCCTTCGTCCGCTTTTCAATTTCTTCCAGTTCGCCGTCATAGGCTGCCTGGTACATAGCCACTTCGGTATCTTTTACCCAGGCGGTATGTTTTTCAATCATAGTAGACACCCAGGCGGCGTTATCCTTAATCCAGCGTTCGGCTACAGCCTTATTAACCGCTGTCATTTCGGCTAACGTCTGCGGTATGTAGTTTGATACTGCCATGTAAGTAACCCCCTTTCTATACGCCCGACGTTTCCCGGTCGAAGGCGGTAGCCTTTCCGGTGTTCGGGTCTATATTTCTTGCCGCCCGCATAAGCAGAAATACCGCCATAGCGAAGTCGTCATGTGGCACATGGCCCGGCTTCCGCGGCTCTGCATTTGCTGGCACGTAAAAATTTATGGTCTGCTGGCGCTTCGCTTCCCTGGTAAGGTGTTCCAACTGCCAGCGTACTTCTTTCCACATTTCCAACTGGTCCGGGTCGTCCGGGGCCTTCGGCATTTTGATTAAATCGTTGTGGCTGTAATCGTAGGCCAGGTAACCCAGCTTAGACTTACTTTCGTCGCCAAACGCCTTAAACTTGTACGCTTCCACCAGTCCGTCGTTATCCCGGTCAAATATCTCTTTAAGGTGATAGGCCAGCGGTTCGCCGATTCCGGTACCGTCGCACACACCACCGATAGCGCCCCAGTATTTTATGATTTTCGGTAACATATCCCGTACCTTGCTGTGTTGCTTTCCGACCCATTGGTAGAAGCAGACCGGAACCACGGTACCGTCTTTTAAAAGGTCGCCGATAACCAACGTAAGGGCGTCACGCTTATGAATACCTACCGACGCTTCTACGTCTGTACTCTGTTCTTCCTGGCCCGCCACGTCACACGCCCATACGTACTTGTGTCCTTTATTCGGCTCTACTTGCATTTCGTAGCCGCCGGAATACATACGGGCTATGGCTTCGCCGGAAAAGAAACGACCGATAGCGTCTACAGCTTTAAGAAGGTACTGTGTCTGTATGGCGATATGGTCCATTCCCAAACGGGCTACCTGGTTTTCAAAGGCTTTCTTGTAATTCTTGTTACCAGATTCGATAACGGCGTAGGCGTCAATCTTAAATACCAGCTTTGGCCGGTACCCTAATTCCTTTTCTAACCTGTCTTCCATTTCGTGGGCCATCAGTTCGCCCCGGTAAATAAAGCTATCCTTTGTCCAGGCTACGCCGTACAGTACGGTCGTGGCATTGTTAAACGAACCCATGGGCTGGGCGTCACGCTCCCACTTATCCGCGTCTATATCCTGGCTTTCGTCACCCTCTAACAGCGTGTAGGCTGTCTGTGAAGCGACGTTAGCGTTAGGGTTTATGGACAAGAACGCCCATTTATTGGAATCCCTGGGCGGCCCTATGTGGAACTTGTACCCGTCAGACTTGCTAAATTTGCAAGGCTGCCCGTCTACCTTTGCCGTGCCGTTCGTAATCATACACCCGGCAAGCCCCCCACTATCCGCGGTCGGCGCACCTTCCAGACGGTCCATACTGGCTTGTATCTGCGGCTTGTATACCGGCGCAAACTTAACACCGGATACCGGTACGCCAAAGTACCAGCCGTACAGTAAAAGGTAATGCTGTACAAAAGCGCTTATCTCGTTCTTACCCGCCTGTCTGGTAATCTGAACGACGAAATACCAGCCCAGCCCATTAAGACAGCTGTATATGATAGCGTCGGCTACCTGTATCTGGTAGTCGAATGGGTCATTTTTACGAAGCAAGCGCCAGGCTTCCCGTAGGTTTTCCCTCTTGAACAGGTCGCCGAAGTTGTACAGGACGTTATACGGTATCCCCTCTTTCGCCGCCCGGACTGTTTGGGGTATGGCCGTCATAATAGGGGCGCCGGTTAATGGGTCCGTATCGTCCACATATGTAAAGTCTGTCTGATACCGGTAGTCGCTCATAGTATAATATCCTCTATGGCTGTTTTTGGCTCATGTATGCCCTTGTCACATATGCTACGTACATGGTGTACGTCGTCAGTACAAAGCCTACAGGACTTAAAAGGACACCTGTTAAAATCCCCGTTTTGTTCGCTGTAGGAACAGGATAAACACACGCACCCTTTACAGCCTTTATCTGTTTCGGCCATACACTTTACACCCCCTACAATCTACGTGATAAAGTCGTATTTACTTTTATCACATGGAAAAAGCCCTGTATTTACGGCGTTTCTAGGCAATGGAAACATAAATACAAGGCTTTTTACTACAATTTTTACTACAGTTCTTCCGGTTTTTCCTTACTTTGTGCGCTTCCGCCCCAGGATATAAAGACTTCGCCTTTCGACGCTGCCTTAAGTTCCCGGTTAAGGGCTTCCATAATATCGTCTGGTCCGTCGTCGCGCCCTTCGATAAGGTGTTTCTGACCGATTAACCGGCGCAAGGTGTTAATCGCACGGTCCAGGGCGTTATCTTCCACGGTTCCAGCATGGTAAAAGGTCTTGATACCGTCACCTTCCCGGCAGATAACACGGGATTTACGATAAGCCATTTCTTCGCCTTCCAGTTCCCGGTCTTTCACGAACCGGTCTTTGTGCTTAGAAAGATAGCTGATTATTTTTACGGTCTGTACCTTTATCATCATATCCAGGGCATTAAACTCTTTTTCCTTGTCAATTTCTTCAAGTATGCTTTCTTCCTCTGGAAGAAGCACCTTAGAGAAAAGCCCATGTTTCGTGATAGATTCTATTTGTCTTGCCCTACCTTCTGCGGTCTTCGGACCTGTAGCAAGCCCGCCGTGTATCTTACACCGACCGTAGCCTTTATGGTCCGTTCCCATGCCCGCCGGATTCTTACAAGGGTTTCCGTTGTGCATGGCGCCGCAACACAAGTTATAATTATTCCTGGATAATGCTATTACGTTCTTTTTGTCCGCCTGTTCGTGGAAGCGTCGCTTAAGTCGCATGTCGTAAGGGTCGAAGTTTTCCGGCAGCTGCACTTTTTCAGTTGTCGCCATCAAAATACCCCCTTAAATAGTGTGTCGTCGTTACGAAAATCGACGTTTCATAACGCTTTAAAAGGGCGTTGGTCTGGAAAAGTCCACGCCCCCGCCCTTAAATTACATACTATAATAGCATTGTAATGCTATTATAAGTCATTTTCGGAATAAATGCAACAATTTATTTGTCTTAAAGTAAAATATAATACTTATTTATACCCATTGACAAAATCAAAGACATCATTAACCACAAGGTCACAGCGGTAATAATACTGGTCTTTCGTAAGCCCCAGCTTATCCAAGACCTGGCTTAATCGGTATTGTCCTTTGACTACCCAGCGATAGTAAGCAACCCGCTTAAGCGTAGGTGATAACTGGTCGTAAGCCATTTCCAGCATGATTTTATTAAGCATACCATTTGTGATACCGTCGGCTGGCTTACAGCTGCTTGTACCTGGTAAGCTGTCTTCCATAGGCTCACGCCTTACCAGATGTTCCCAGTTATCCAGCCACCGCCTTACCTCTTGTCGTCCTATGACCCGCTGATACATTCCTTGTACTCCTTCCAAAAATATATAAAAATTTTTTTAATCTAATAAGGGTATATAAAAACCTCACTCAAAAATGAATAGTAAAATGAGTAAGAAAAACAAGTACCCCCAAAAGAAAATAGAATACATATATATTATTATATACATAACTATTATTTATATATAATAATGTATAGTAATAGTAGTATATAATATAGTAATATTAACCAAAGACTTTCTTATGCTGTAGTCTCTTGCTTCACTCGTTTTTGAGTAATTCGGATTCCGTGTTACGTCCTTCGTTCACCGTCTACAGCTTCTTACTGGCCCTTTTCGCTGCCTTCTTTTGCCTTCGCCGCTCTTTCCGGTTTGCGTACCCTTCCGGGAAGCAGATACCATAACGGGGCACGTCGTACTTTTCCCGGATTGATTCCAGCGACGCCAGTACCTCGTCTACGTCGGGGTGTGCTTCCCCTGTGTAGTCCGGCAGCTTCTTTAGAAACTCCATAGGGTTCGCCCCCAGGCTATTTACGTAGCTGACAACCGCCAGCGCCTTATCCTTTGGACAGTTACATATCGCCTGTACTTCGTGTACCAGGTAATCGTAATAGGGGTTTCCTGTGTCCGCAGTCAGCGGTCCGCCGTTTTCCTGGCAACTCGGGCACACTTCCCGGCCTTCTGGTACGATTTCACCGCATACCGCGCAACGGTCTACGTTTTCCTTCTTCATGGTACCATAACCCCCTTACCGTTTTCTTGATAAGCGAAGCAGCTACCGTAATAACCTTCGTAGGTTTCCGTGTTTCTTTTTGCTGTTTCCATCTGGTCGCCCCAGTATTTACGGAACTTCCTTACAGCCACCGCCATATCTGGTGACTTGCTTATGTAGGTCAGACAGTCTTTGTTAATTTCCTTACCGTCTACTTCCTCTTTGCTGATAATGGATACATAGCGGTGGGGAAATGAGCCGTTCGGTACCTTGTAAGTTTTTGGCTTTTCCACTACCCATACTTCCGCCTTCTCTATGGTCTTCGTTTTACAGTCATAGTGATATACATATAATTGCATTATTTCACGTCCTTTCTTAATATTCCCACGGTAACGGCTCTGCGTCGTCGAAAACCAGAAAGCCGTCGGCGTTCGTCTTAATGCCGTTACCTGTTGTTCCTAACTCTGCTTCATACCACCGGAAGGCGGTAACCGTAAACCTATCCCACGTGCCATATAAGCGCCTGTTATCGTTGTTTTCCTTCGCCGACACAATAGACAGGTTTTCCCTGGTGTTGTTCATGCCGTCATTGTCGGCGTGGTCTACATAGTCTTCGGGTTCCGCCCCCATAATATACCGGTGCATATAGACATACCGTAGCGGCTTACCGAAACACGCCTGTACATACATGGTACAGTTCCTTACGACGCCGTACCAGGTCGTCGGTATCCGCTTTACCTTTTCCAAGTCGTCGGCGCTTATAAGCGTCGCCCGTTCCTGGCCTTTACAGCGGATATAGACTAAGGCGTGTTTCCCGTCTTCCAGCAGCTTATAACTATTTTTCGCTTTGCGTTCCTTCCAGCTGGGGGCGGTCGTCGTTTTTCAGTTCTTCCAGGAAGGCTACCACGCCTTTATCCGTCATGCGCTTTTTAATCTCTTTTGCGTAGGCTACAGAATCGTCGGCGTTTGTGGCTTCGCTGCTTACCAGGGTCAGCATGGAAAGGAAACGGTTAAGCCTGGTCTTGCCGGTCCAGCCAAGGCGGGTTAAGGCTTCCAGGGTAAAAGCCGTGTAGTTGCTGATGTTTTCCGCTTCCCGGTCGGCTACGTGCTGTTCTGCGATACGCATAAGTTCTTTTCTTACGTCGTTGCCAACCTGTAAGGGCGGCTTTTGCTTTGGCGGGAAGTAGTATTTACTTTTCTTTGCCATTACTGCACCACCTTCTTTATAACCCGTTCCTTGTCAGAATACCGGTTCTTTACTTGCATAAATTCTTGTGTATCCTTCTGTACCAGCCAGTTATACGGGTCAAGTCCTTTTGACCGTAAAAATTTCTTCTGGTTATACGTTGGCTTCTTTCCCCTCATTGTCTGCCCCCTTATCTGCTACCTTTGCTTCCAGGTGTTCTACAGCCATTTTAAGGAACTTTAGGCGGCACTCGTCGCAAAGGTCCGTAAAGTGGTAGTCGTCTTTTGGTCTGCCTAAAGTGACTTCCACGACGAAGCCGGTACACCCGGCTATCGGCGTTTCCAGCGGGATAGTGTCGTGGGCCTTCTTCACGTAGTACCCCTTACCGTTCCCGTCGGTCGTCGCATAGTCGGCGGGTAACTGTTTCTGGCAATAGTCACAATTATAAGTTGTCGTCGTTTTTACGCTCATTGTTTCTATCCCCTTTCTTCTTAATGACGTCGCATACGCTACCAATAAGGCACATAAGGACGATACCGGTAACCACGATACCTACGATAATTACCTTTTCTGTAATCATTTTGGCACACCCCCGGTAAGCAGTAACATAGCCGTGGCGCTGCCCTGTATAGCGAAGGCTACAGCCTTTACACGGTCGGTATCATCTTTCCGTATGTTTCCCTGACAGTCGGTAAGGTCTAACAGGGTTTCCATACTGGATACCAGATTATCAATGATGGGGGCTACCATAACGCCATCTTTGTAAACTTCGTCGCACGTGTCACACTTACAGCCCCCTTCTTTCGGTTTACTGCCAATGTGAAGGCTTCCAAGGTTTACTACGGCGTCGTCCGGGATATTTTCGATAAGGTCTTTGATAAACTGGGGTACGTTTTCCTGTTTCATAAATTCAGATTTTTTCATGGTTTTAATCTCCTTCTGGTTTAAATTTTGATAAGTCGTTATCCCGTATAAAGTAGTAAAGCTGCCAGGCTAACGCTTCTACGGTCGTTTCCTGTGAATGTAAGGTACCGGCTATACTCTCGAAAAGAATAGCGTGTGTACATTCGTGAATCGTTACATAGGTGGCTATATCTGCTTCCATTTCCGTAGATATGCTGATGGATAAGGCGTTATAGTGAACTTCGCCGCCCAGGTCACGGGAACGTAAAATATCGTCTTTGTTACGTTCCACAACATACGGTAACCCGTTAATCCATAGGGTGTTAGGTGACGGCGTACTACTTTTAACCCAGTCCAGGTTATTGTCTATGACGAACCGGTTAAGCACCGCCCCTACTTGCTTATAGTATCTTCGGTACACCTTTTCCGGGATACCAGCGGCTTCCATCAGAAGTAACGCAATCTCCCAAAAAAGGTATTGTCGCTTCCGTGGTATCGCCGCTTCTTCCATGACGTATATGTGTTGTTTTCCGCTGTCGCAACCCTGGTCGTACTCACCATCTGGCGGAAAAATCTTATAGGGGATACCGGTAACGATAACTTCTTTCGGTAGCTTAGTCATACCCTAAATCCCCCTTTAATTCGTCGATAATATCCGACGCTTCTTCTTTCGACAACTCGTTAAGCGGTGTGTCGGTGTAGTCTTCCAGGTCTGCGTCTGCCTGGTAAAGAAGTTCGTCTATGTAGTCCTTTTGGGCTTCTGTAGCCAGTATCCCTAATTCTGCCAAAAACTGAAAATCCAACGCCTACACCCCCTTTATTGTGTTCGCTACACATTCCTTGTCACGTTTGCCGACGACACAGTGAAAATATTTACAGTACAATTCCCCACGGAATTTATATACACCGGCGCAATTTTCGCTACATTGCCCGGGCTTCCCGCGCTTCGTAGAATACACCACGGTTTCCCCTTCCGGCGTCTTTGTTAATTTCCTTGCTGGCATTAGTCCGGTTCCCCTTTCCAGCCTTCCCAGGCTTTCCCGGTCTTTGCTGTAGTAATCAGCTTATGGGTGTCTTCCAGTTCTTCCAGATAACTTACAGCCTGGGAAAAGTTACGGGCTTTCCCGTCGTCCACGACGTACAGAAGAAAGTCGTTTACGCTTAACCCTACGTCGTTTTCTATATAGCTTGCTATGATTTCTGTAAGTTTGGAAGGCTCCAGGACGTCCGCCGGTGTTTCCCCGTTCACTTCATAGCATAGAATAACCGGCGCCCCCGCTACGGGCTTCGATACGGTCTTTACGTGAAGTTCCATACCAAGGTACGGGATAGTGAAAGAAATCGGCTTACTTAATGGGTCGTTCCATTCTGTATCCTCTTTCGGTACCTCTATATCTGTTAGCCGCTCCACGTGGTAGGCCAGTATTTCCAATCCGTCGCCGATTGCAAACACACCCGGCGGACCGGCCAGCGCTTCCGGTGTCCAGCCTTCCATAAAACAGCCGGCTTCTATATCCTTTTTCGTTTCCAGGAACATAGCCATAAGGTCGTCGTTTGTCGGGTCCTCTTTACTGGGTACCATGATTACTTTATAATTTCCGATAGCCGTTATAATGATTAAGTTGTACATTCTTACACCCCCTGTAGCACGATATAGGTAACCATAACCACGGCTTCTATAATCGCTGCCAGTTTCCAATAAGCCAGCCGCTTAGACAGTTTTACGCTGACCTGGTTCATATAGTTTAGTTTCTCTACCCTCTGGTCGGCTACCGCCGTGGTCTGTTTCAGTATGGCGGTAATCCGTTCCAGTTCTTCGCTACGCTTGTCCAGGGCTTCCCTAGCTTCCTTAAGCTGGTATTCCAGCATATCCAATTCTAACCGCGTAGCCGGTATATTCTCACGCTTATACGGCGCTGTTTTTGGTGCCATCACTTAACCCCCTTGCTTTGTTCCATTCTTCCAGGCTCATTTTGTTACCCCAGCTGTAGGCTACGCTGGCTTCGGCTTCCAACTGTACCGGAAAATTTTTAATTGGTTCAATCTCCATAACGGCTTTCTGCCAGGAAGCGTATTTATTTACCAGTTCCGGGTCGTCGTCAAGTTCTACTATAATTTCGTCGTGTATCTGGGCTACCATATCCGTATGACCGTGACACATGAACGGCTCACAGCTTAACAGTTCCCTTACTTCCGGCGCCCACCCTTCCCATATGGTTACTTCCACGCCGTTAATGGCGGCTGTGTCAAGCCCGCACTTCTCATATACGGCATTTTGGGCGCGTTTCATAATATCAGCAGCGGAACCCTGGATAGGCGTGTTAGCCGCCCGTCTTTCGTCCTCTGACCGCGTGTAGCGGTTACTGCTGTTGATAGCCGGAAGCATACGCTTGTACCCGTAGATGGTTTCCGCGTAGCCGTCGTCGCGGGCCTTTACCCGGCTTTCCACTTGCATACGTGGGATACCTGGGTACGTCCTCATAACGGCGTCTACAATGTGCTTACACTCTGGTAAGGACTTCCGTATACTCATCTTCTTAAAAGTCTTCTGTAGGGCGTGTTCCGTTCCACCGTAGACAGACCCGAAGTTACCGGCCTTCGCCCCGCTTCTTTCGTGCTTCGTAACTTCTTCTTCCGGCTTTCCTGTCATGGTAGCCGCTGTCTTTCGGTGCAAATCTTCGTGGTCGCGGAAAGCCTTACGCATTACTTCACACCCTGACTTCCAAGCGGTTAATCGAAGTTCAAAGCCGCTTTCATCTTCCAGTAGAAATACCTTACCGTCTCCCGCTTTATAGAAGTTCCGTACTCCTAATTCATCATTGTCTGGGCGTGGTACATTTTGTCCATTCGGACTACTGGAAGATAATCGACTTGTTTCCGTCCACGGTTCGTAGTGGGCGTGTATCCGACCTGTAACCGGGTTTACATACTTTTCCCTACCTTCAATGTGGGAAGATAGCAGCGTAGCGTATTTCTGGATATTCTGCATATTCTTAAGGAACTGGATACCTATATCCTTATAGGGATGTTCAGTTCGCTTCTCTATACGTATCCGTTTAAGTTCAGCTGTGGTATAATCTCTGGCCCATAAAAGGCGCTGGTCCTGGTAACTTAAGTCAGGGTCTACGGTTTCCCATTCTTCCGGTAATGGTGTTTCCAGGTATTTTTCTTCGTCCGGGTCTTCCAGCTTGTTTTCCAGCATAAAAATCATATCCATAAGGGCGTTACTGTCTAAACTGGGTTCCTTCGTTTTATCCGACCAAGCAGCCGCCGGAAGCCGTAGTGTATCAAAAATGAAAGATTTTACGTCTTTTGTTTTACCACCAACACCTATGTTAAGGTCTTTAACGCCGACGCTTGCGGCTAAATCCTTCATACTCTGACCGGCGGCTTCGATAGCGTTCTGGGCTTCTTCCCTCTTTATCGCGGATACGTCGCTATCCCACTTCATACCCCAGTATTCCATAATCCCGGTCACCCTGGTAAACGGCATTTCAATACCTTTCAGCCAGTCGGCATATGTAGGGTATACGTCGTTTCCGTTTGGTATCTGCTTCGCCACTTCTTCCCAGTAAAGGTAATGCTGTACAGCGTAGTCGCTATCTTCACAGCAATAACTTAAGGCGTCGTGTTCGTCGTTTGGTACCTCGTCAAAAAACAGAGCGTTGTTTCGTGCCAAGACGGCCGTAAACTCTGACATCTGCACCCCGAAGATTTCCTTAGTCATTGGCTTAAGACCTTTTCCAACATAGGGGCGCTTCGGGTTCTTAATCTTCTGCGGTAAAAGAAGCTGTGATAACCGTATCCAGGCTATGAACGGGTCCGCACATGGCATTAAAATATACTTCCCATACTTCGCTGTGAACTTCGTTTCAAAGTTCATGTTTACGGCTATCTTCGTCACCTTCGTGTTTGTAAAGAAATACTTTTCTAAGGTATCGAAAAGCCTTACACGCGCTTCACTTCTGGATAACCCAGGCTCAAACTGATTGATACCCGGATTGTCTATAAATATAGCCCTGGCTTCATCACAGGCAGCGGACAACGACATAGCGCATACTTCCGCTTTCCATGGGTCCAGGTTTACGTCTCTGGTCCAGCTGTCTAAAGCCTTACCAGTTACGGTATTTCCGCATTCGTCTACCGGCGGTATCCGGTGGTCGCGGTCGCCGCTTGTCTCGTAGTCAAAACCACCTAACCCGGTTTCTTCCATTCGCTTACAATAGTCTATGACTTCCTGTACCGTCACCAGTGGCCGGTAGTCCTTAAATCCCTGTTTCCGAAGGCTGGGCCACTTAATCGGCCATTCACCGGGTTTTCGTTTCCGTTGCATACAGTCAGCCAGCGACGACCCTACAGCTTCTTTAGCTGTAGTATCCGCTTCCGTAGCTGTAGGCTTTGTTTTAACCCGTGACGCAAGCCCACTGCTTCCTGGGAACATACTGTTTAAATTCAAAATTCTACCCCCTTTATAGGTCGTTTTCCATGTGGTCGAAAAGACCCATTTCAAAACACTTTGATATATAAGAGTTAAACCGCGGCGTTTTTCGGTATCCGCCGCTTGTCATAGTCAGCATACGAAGGCGGACGCACTGGTTAATAATCGCTTTGGCTTCTTCCTTCTCAATGCTTAACATGGCTTCCACGTCGCCAAGCCGTAAGTATTTCTGTCTGGCGAACAAGTCTATAAATTCGTTGTACTTACTGGAACTTTTTAGGGTATCCAGCTTACGAAGTTCCTTTGTCAGTTTGTCGAACTTATCCCCCATTATTTCTTCTGATACAGCCAGTCTTGCGTAGTAATTAAGACCACACCCTGGGGCGTTATAAAGCTGTACCAGATAGTTATAGATAAATTCCACGTGTGCCGGATATACCGCTATACGCTCTCCGCTTTCGTCTACGCTGTGCATAAGAGACGCCAGGGCTACCGATAGTCTGGCTATCTTATTACGCTGGTCGGAAGGCGATACAAGCGGTACGTCGGTGGCGTTTCCATATACCTTTGATAGTAGGGTGGATACTTCCAGCATCTTGTCTACTGTGCCGGGTAAAAATACCACCTGTTCCGGTGTCCGGCTCCACGCAAATAGTACATTGTTTTTAAGGGTATCCGGCGTCAGTATATTGGGAAACGTAGGCAGCGACCTATTATACTTTTCCGGGTCTACGTCGGTGGCTCTCATAAATATGGAGAAGTCGAACCGCCGTATATCCTCGTTGTTGAATATATCTTTAAGGCTCTCCACCCCCTGGGCGTAGTCTGCCAGCCGCTTACCCTTTGGGGCGTTACCGGATAGTACCGCACGTACCCTACAGGGTGTTTCTGCTGTTACCGCCCTCTTAACTTCCAGCTTACCGTCAGACCTTGCCAGGGTCATTTCCCCATACTCGTCTTTTTGTATTCCGGTGTCCTCGTCTACCCATATCAATTCTTTGTCTGCCAGCGGCCAGGCACCCCATACGATATACCAGCTTCCCCGATTCCCCTGTTCCATCTTGTAGGTAAGACCAGTTCGGCTTGTGCTTTCCGCGTTTACCCGGTTACCAAGTCCGATATACTTCATAACCTTTTCGATAAGTGCCGACTTTCCGGTACCGGTATCGCCGACTATCTTAAGTTCCACCCACCCCCTTATCGGGTCGGTATCCCATGGAACACGGAACCGTAAAATACTGTGGTATACCAGAAGTAAGCCCAACAGCACTTCGTCACGCTCTACGATATGGGTCACATTGTAGGTAATATCGTTAAGCACCGTACCCAGCTTAGACACAATAGCGTTTACCGTCATGCTTTCTGGGCGAAGTGCGAAAAGTTCCTCTTTTATTTCCTCTGTAAGCCGGAAACTTTCTACGACGTCCTGTAGCGGCTTTGCGTCAGTAACCAGTATGGTACTTTCCTGGTTCTTCGGGTGCGGGTACATATAGCCGGAAATCTCATAGTATTTATTTGTTTCAATCTTCATACCGCCGATGGCGTATATCTTACGGAGTACGTAGCTTCCGGTGTCGTCGTCCTTTACGTCGTCTTCTTCCGCCATCGGGATAACTAGAAGTTCGTCTACGTTGATTGTCTCTATCGTGGTCGTGTCATACTTTCCACACGCCGGTACCCCGGATATTTCCCGAAGGATACCTTTAATGTTGTCGTCGCCTGTCTCTGTCATTTGAATCAGTTCCCGGTTATGGGCGTTTAGTTCCTTATAGGCTGTAGCCGTTGGGATATTCAGCAGCGGACAACCGTACTTCTTACACTTTTCCTGGCCCCAGCAAGAATATTCAATCTTTTTCGGTACCACGTAGGGCGTATGTTTCTTACCGGCCACCATAACGCGGGTCGTAATCAGCTTTCCGGTAAGCGCTGCGTCGGAAGACTTCGCCAGGGGAAGGTTTATAGCTTCCTCTACTTCTTCCAGATTCCCCTTAAGACAGTGGCACATATCACCGGCACACGGTACCCGGTCATAATCCGTATCGCCCTTCTTCTTTTCCCCATGAAGGGAACGGATAAACGCACAACCAAACTGATAATCTTTTTCACTCCCGTACACGCTTTCTATCACGTTCCGGGTGTTCGCCTTACGCTGCTGGATACTATACCGACTGTCAGCGCTTGTGAATTTCACTACCCAGTTTTCCAGAATTTCCGTAGCTTCTTCTTTGGCGTATCCGGCCGCCTTAAAGTAACAACACAGCTGTACCGTAGCGTTATTACGGTCGCCGTCCTTTTTCCACCCATTGGCTAAAATATCTTCCACGCATACCGGCGGCTTATCTTTGGTAAATACGTATTCGGTCTTGTTCCGCTTATCAGTTATTGTGGCGGCGGCTTCGATGTACTCCTGTAACTTATCTACAAAAAACGCCCCAGCTTTTGGTCGCTTCCTTACCATCTTTTCCGTATCTCTGATAACCGTCTGACCTGTCTTTGCCCGTTCTTTTATTTCATCTAAAGACAGTTCCTTAAGCTGCTGTAAGGTCAGTTCGATTTTATAAAGTCCGGTCGCCTGGTGCCTGGAATACGGAAGACGTAACATACGCTTTACGGTATACACCACAAGGTCTACAGCTTTTAAAGGCTCTATATACTCTACTGGTTTACCGTTTTCGTCTTCCTTGCTCTGTACGTCGCCCAGACGGTACCGAAGATATCCGGCAATGTGTTTGTACACCTTCTGTAAATCGGTCCGTGGCTCCACCCCTAACGCCCGTTCATCAATCAGAATGTGGAAACCCTTAGACCCAGAAAAGTAAAGCTTTATATCCTGTTCTTGTATATCCAGCTCTTCGATGAAGAAGGACGCCAGCTTTACGGCTTCTTCCTGGGCTACGTTTGGGTCTGATTCGTAGTCAAGGTCAAAGTACAGAGGGGCTAAAAAATCTTCCCCTTCTGTCTTCAACTTATTGGCATATTTTTGAACCGTGGCAAAACAGTTAAAGTCTTTTGCTTCTTCGTGTTGCCACTTCGGAACGTCTTCAAGACCCTTTCGCTTCCACGGACTACTTTTACCGTTTTCGTCGCATTGGTAGACGTCCACGTAAACATATTCTTTGTTTTGTTTTGCCATTGGTTAAAGGCCCCCTGTTATTTTGTAATGTAGTCTTCTGGCTTGAATACTCCCATAGCTTCAAACTTAATCGCCAGCCATGATACGGAAGCGTCGCGGCGGCTCTGTTGTTCTTCTGTAGACAGCCTGGTAACCACGCTGGTAAGGCCGGTACGCGCGGGAATACCCAGCTTTTTGTATCCACCGCGGAACACGTTCATAGCGTACTTTCCGTAGGCAATCGTGGCCGTAGGTGCAAAAGACATAATATAAATCTTCGGTACGCCGTCCGCGTCTGCCAGGGCGTCTACAGGCACTACCGAAGCCATATAACGAAGTTCTAAGTCTTCCGTACTGTAACGTTCCGCTGCTTCCGGGTTTTCCTGTAACCAAGCTTCTAACTGCTGTACGGCTTCTTCCTTTTCCTTGCAAGCTACAATCAGCTGGCCGTCTTCTGGGCTGTTCTGTAATCCCCATAAGGACCAGCGTTTTTCACCCTTACCGATAACAACATCTACATGGTCTTTATAGATTACGTTTTCGTCGTCACGGTCTACGAAGTCGCCCTTTTTGTTGATGGTAAGCCAGGACCCCATATACACAAAGTCAAGGTCTAAGCCGTCGTTGGCCTTCTGGAAGTCCTCAAATGTGTTATTTAATAAAGTTGTGATGTAGGCAGCTGTCGTAACCGGCTGTTCTGCTACAGCTGTTTCTGAAGCTTTCACAATGGCGTTTTCCGCTACGGATTCTGTACCGGCGGTTACCCCCTTAACGTCTTCGTTGCTCTCTACTGCGTTTTTCTCTGTACTCATATTTATATTCCATCCTTTCATTAATAGATAATTCCATCAAGTAGCCCTTCTATCACGCCTATATCAGCGTTTTTCGGCTTAGACGGTAACTTTATACCAAGCCGCTTGTAAACTTTCCTACGGCTGTAGTATTGCCCCTTTAAGACGCCTACGTTTGCGTCCACATAGTCGAACCACACGGCTTTCTTATCCAGGTTCCGTGGGTCTGGCCGCATAATGCGCCCTATCTCCTGTTCCAGGTTAAGCCCGGTCTTACTGTTTCCCGTATCCCCTCGTTTCGGGGTCACGGTATGCCCTACACTAAGCTGCGGTATATCCAATCCTTCACGGGCAAGCTGGGTAGCAAATAAAATCTGTATGCTGCCAGCCCTACACGCTTCCAGGATTTCCTTACGGAGCTTCGGCGTCACTTGCCAGGCTTTAAATTCGGCTTCGGTATACTGCGGTACCTTCACCTTCCACCGCCTGGCCTTGCCGTCGTACTTAAATTCCGTGCCGTGGTAGGCTGCCATTTCCTGGGCCATGTCCTTACTACCCGCAACCTTCCAAGCGTACCGCTGTAAACCGCCGTGTACTACAGCTGTTTTAATATCCGGCGCCAGCTTCTTTACGACTTCCTGTATCTTGAAACAGTACCGTACACTTTCCGCCAGTACGATAGCCTGACCGTATGGTATGGCGTCTACTATCGTCTTCCCGATAAGCTGTAGCCTTTCCTGGTCGGCGATAAGATGGTTAAGCAAGTCCTGGTAGTCTAAGTCTTCACCCCCGGCGTCTACGTTGTCTTCGGCGCTATCATCGTCGCCGTAATCAAAGTCAGTGTAAATAAAGCGGACTTCCGGTAACACCAGCTGGTCGGTTTCGTAAAGCGCCGTCCGCGGCACTTCATACAGTACCGGTCCGATACCCTGGTACATATATTCTTCCAGTTCGTCCTTGCGCTTTGGCGTTGCCGTAAGACCTATAACCCGGCGCGCTGGGAACTGGGCGGCGGTATCCAAAAACTGTGTACTGGGGAAGTGGTGGGCTTCGTCAATCACGACGACGCCTATATAATCCTTTAACCCCTGTACAAGTTTCGGGTTCGCCTTAAGCGTCTGTACCGTGGCGATAATCAGCTTTCCGTCGCCGTAGTCCTGTATACCGTCGCCAAGGATTCCAACACGGCCAACGCCCTTAAGCGTCGCTTCGGCTCTTTCTTTGGTCTGGTACATTAAATCCTTTGTATGGGTCAGCCATAGCGTGGGTCGGCCTACCTCATAAATAAATCGCATACCCATAATTGTTTTACCAGAACCGGCGGGCGCTACCCCTATTCCGTTTTCCTCTACCAGGGCTTCGATAAGCGGTTTTTGATAACCGCGTATCTTGTAAATCTCATTCCATGGCCCGAAGTCAGTAGGCTTTCCTTCCACCTGTACCGTTTCTGTTCTCGTCGGAACCTTTAAAGCGTGTATGTGTTCTACTAAGCGCTTTTCGTATCCACGCGGAAGTATTATACTTTCGTCGTTGTCGTAAATATACAACCGCAATTTCTGGATTATCCCCCACGTAGGCCGCCGCTGGTACTTTGCTTTAATGAACGCTGGGTTATCTATCGTAAGGTCGTCTATTATTTTCAGTTTTAACGGTAAGGGAACATTACTTAACCGTATGTTATTGCTTATATATGCCTGCAATCTGCCACCCCCTTAAAATCATATCCGCGTTCTCCGTTTATGGTTATCTGCGGTAATTCAATCGCTTCTATTTCCCCTTGCTGTAGTTCTGCAAGGGTTATATACTGCCTTCCCTTCTGTCTCATAAAAAGAAGTGCGTCCAGTAGCCGGAAAGCGTAAGTAGCGTCTACAGCTTCGTTAAGGAAAGATACTAGGACAAGCCCCCGGTTTTTGTCTAATGCCTGTTCAAATTTTAATAGACCTTTCAGCTGGTCGGTGCGTAGCATTGACAGAGTAAACCGGTCGCCGTCTGTTCTCTTTTCCTCACAAAGTAAATTTACGTGTTCCAGTAAGATTAGTTCGTCTGCTGGCCGTGTACCCAAAATTCCGCCGTCTGTTATGCGTAACCGCCATAGGTTTGGTATCTGCCGCCAGCTTCGTCTACACTCTTCCTGGAAATCTTCGCCACGCTGCCTACGTTCCGCTTGCTTCTCATTACGCAAGGAAGTTAAGGGCGGCGGCTTGTAACTGGGCTTTGACACGGATACAGCTTAAGGCTTCTTTCTTTGCGTCGTAGTCGTCCTTTGCTTTAAACTGGGTTACCTCAATCGCCCTAATTTCCGCTTCTACGCTTGCCAACTCTCTACGGTCGTCGGCACTGAACATTCTACGGAAGGCGTCACGCTGGGTATCGTTGGTACAGGATACCTTCACACTATGGCCGTGTTCGTCCGTCCAGATACCGTAGGCGTCCTTACCGCTTCCGATAATCGTACAAATGGCTTCGGATTCCGTAAGCTGTATGGAAGTCTCTAACTGTCTGGCACGCCGTACAAGTTCCGCCTTTTCCTGATAGGTTTCTTCGTTTTTCTTACCGGCTACCAGAATATCGGATACCGCCGCGTCTAACTGACTAATAGTATTAATCAGCTGTTCGTCGGTTACCACGGGTGTATTGATACGTGGTACAGACTGGATTACCTTTTGTTCTACAGTGTCTTTCTGTTCCTGTTTTACTGTCATAATCTTTCCTTTCTAGGCGTCTTTTTTCGCCATATCTGCATATTTTTGTAAGGTCTTCTTCTGGGCGTCTTGTTCCGCCTGTTTTTCTTCCAATTTATCCCAGTCGGTAAGTTCGGCTATCTGGGCTTCGATAAGGTCATTTATCGACTTAGGGTTCAAGGCGTCCAGTTCCCAGCTTTCGTTACCATAAAGTTTCATGTAGCCACTACAGCGGCTATCTGTCAGTTTCGCCGGGTTCGGCGGTGGGTTATAGGTTTCTATCTGGTCCAAATTAAGGGCTATCCGGTGTACTTCCGGGTAGGCTTCAAATAAGTCCATACGCTCCTGTATATCCCTTGTCATATCTATACCGCTGGGGTCATGGTCGCCCAGGTGTATAATATGCGGTTCTCCACCCATTCCCGCCTTTTCCTTAAACCGCCTGGAAGCCGCCCACATTTCCGACTGGCTTACATAGCCACGGCAAGCGAAGTAAGGAACGTCCAGCTTTCTACACGCCTTCGCTACTACTTCTACCAGGGCTTCTTTTTCTACCCATACTTCTATGTAGTTCGGCTGACCTTCTCTAAGGTCTATGGCGTACTGCTGTACCGCTGACCGTATAATCTGTGAAGGGTTATCCCAGTGGGAGTTACACCTCATGTTTCTGGTGCGGTCTGTCACGCTGTACCAGTCAATCAGACCGGACAATCTGGCGTCGTTAATAATGTTTCCGATTCGTTTATAGCTGTTCATGGTGTTTTCAATGTATCCACGGGCTACCATCTGGTAATATAGCTGTCTTAACGTAAGATTGTAACCTTGTGCGTCATATTCTGAAATAATGTCGTTTGCGGTATCAATCAACGCCAGACTGTCAGCCCTAAATTTTACGTCTTTATATGCTATCTTCGGCACATTTGCCGCCCCCTTTCTTTCCTGTATTTTTCCCAAAAGCTGCGGACCTCTGACAGTGTAAGGTCTATCAGTCCACACTTTCCGTATTCTGTAAGCATATCTTCCAAAAGGTGGCCGCTATCGCCAGATTCCGCGGACAACCACCTTATATACTTCCGCTGCTGTTTTTCCTCGTCGGGTGGTTCTGGCTTTATGGCTCTGTACCTGGGGCGTACTACCAGAAATTCCCCGCCCTGGAATGTGGTATCAAATGGTCTGCTTATGGTATAAGCGCCACACGCCGGGCAAGATACCTTTATGGTGTCACCGGCCACGACCGGCTTTAGTTCTTCCAGGCTGTCCGTAGCCATTTCTTCGTGTCCGCAATAGATACAACGCCATAGCTTAATCTTCATACCGTATACCCCCGCTTCTTCCTGTTTCGCTTAAGGTCTTTACGTCTTATGAACCACCTTATAGTATCCATAATTAACCAGACCACGAACAAAATTACGACGACCAGCGATAAGATAACGGTAAGAGAAACAAGGACTATTAACGCTTCTACTGTCATGCTGGCACCTTCTCCCTTTGTGAATCAATAATCTGTAACGCCGTCTGTACCACATTCGGGTTATACTTTTCTTCCGCCGCCACCTGGTCGATAATCTGGTTAATATCCAGAAGTACCTTGTTCCCGGTATGCCCCTGGATAAGTGCGCTAAAGTCTTCCATAGCGTATTGTCGCTGTTTTTCTTCCTCGATTTTGCTACGGTCTAACACTTCTTCCCCAGGCTTTGCGGTAGTCAGTTCCACAAAATCAGCGTCGTAAGTTCCCTTAATATCGTCTATCGTGACAATGGATACCCGTACCGGTCTTGTCATTTCCCCCACGGACGCCGACATACGAAGAAGGCTACCCGGATTAACAAATAACTTCCCATCTGCTGACCGGTGATAAATTCCGTAACCCATATGGTCGTGTCCGGTAAGAATGATGGACGCTTTCGTATCCACCTTATAAAGGTCGCTGTACCGGTCAAACGGTGGCTTATGGTCCAATAACATACCATGGGCTATATGTACGCCGATAGCGTCCTTATCGTTGTATTCCACGTCCGGGCCATAGCCGTAGCCGTTTATATCCATATCCCGGCTATACGGCGTCGCTGTCAGATACACCTTGTACCGGCCTTTCGCCATATAGATAGGCTTATCAGCAGCACTTTTAATAACGTGAAGCTGCGGTACCAACATTTCCAAAAGACGTAGGCTTGTCCGGTAATAGCTGTCTACGTTGTACCCATAGATATCATGGTTACCAATCGTACAGTATATTTCTGTCGGACTTTCTCGTAAGATTTCCGCAAATTCCAAAAGCACCGATATACTTACTTCTGGCCGGTCGAAGATATCCCCAGGCTGTAGAATAGCATCTACCTGCTGGTCTACAGCTATTTTAAAGACTTCCCGTAGCTTTATCTTCGCCGCTTCGGTGTAGTCGTCGGTTCGGTTTCTTGGGTTACTTCCCCGTAAGTGCCAGTCGCCGACGAAAAGAAATTTAACCATTTTCGGATACCTCTCTTTCGTCCTCTGTTGTTACGGTCAACTCTACTATTTCTACTGTATCAGCCCCTAATTCAGACAAAAGTACCTCTGTAAGTTCTTTACGTAACTCTTCTTCTGTTCTTAGGTTTCCGTTTTCCTTATACTCGTCGTACTCTTTACCGGTAACTGTGTCTGAACTTGTGATACGCACCAAGACGTCTGTTTTCAGCGTTACTTTATCCATTACTCATACCCCCTTATTAATTTTTCGTTTACCCAGTTCATAAGACGAATTAATGTACCAAAAATACTACGAATAACACCAGGTGGTGTATTTATGTAACGGCGACCATATTGGCGTATACGGTACCAGTTCTTTATATAGTCACTTTCCGCGTCTTCTTCTGCCATGCGGTCGTCTTCGCAAAGTTCACAGCGTTCTTTTTCTGGGTCGTCTGTAAAGAAGATAATCCCACAATCAGCACAGCGTTTTTCATTCATATGACTGATACCTCACTTTCTCCGCCCTGGGTACGTTTCACTGATAAGCTGGTTTCTCCTATCTCTGCCAGGTCAGCGTTATGCGTGATAAGGATTATCTGGCGGTTAAAATTTGCGCTGTACTCTTTAAGGAAATACGCTACAGACGGTGCATACTCTTTCGATACGTGTTTTCCTACTTCGTCAAGGAACAAAGGCCCCGGCGTACCTGCCATTTCCCCTACGGCCAGGCGGAGGGATAGGGCTATGATATCCACTTTTCCACCGCCACGGTCGTAGTCTGGCTTTTCTAACTTTGTTACCGTTGTACCATCGTTAAGGTAATATTCAGCGATAGGCTGATTACCTCTTAGGGTAAGGTCAATCATAAATTTATGATTACCACCAAAGACCACGTTAAGCGCTTCGCTCACTACATCTTCTATCCGGGTCTTAACCTGCTGTCTGGCGTAGTCGCTGGTCTTCTGTAGAAGAATCTGAACCATACCGAAAATCCCTAATTGTTCTTCTGCTTCGGCTTTTTTCTTTACCGCTTCGCTTCTCTGTTTTTCCAAAAGTTCCCGCTTTGCCTTACTGCGGTCTACCTTTTCCCTTACAGTGCGGATATCTGCGGCAATCCGGTTAATTCTTAAGGTGTCAAGTTCTTTGACCGTACCGTAATGTACCGGTTCCGGCTTTATGAAGAAATCCATAAGCCCCATGTTTACACCCCCTATACTTCCGGTATTCCTTCTTCCACCAGTTTCAGATTTTCTTCCACGGAAGCTGTGAGTTTAGTAATCTCGTCTTCGATGGTATCCGGTGTGACCCCCAGCTGCTTCATTTCTTCTACAATCTCGTCACACTGTTTCTGGGCTGCTTCCAGCTGTGTTTCCGCTACCGTTTTGGCCTTTTCAGCTGCTTCTAACTTCTGCTTTGCGGCTTCGATTCTTTCCTGTGTCGTCATTACTGGTTACCTTCCTTTCTTGTATCAAACATAATCAGCACTTTAGCTTTGCTGCTTTCCCGGTTCATTCCCTGTTTTACAATCGTTACATCTGCTACAGGAAGCGCCGCGCTCAATGGTGCCATGACGTTACATAAGACCACCTGGTCGTCGTCCTTTACCTCGTAAAGTAAATCCCTTAATTCTTTCACTGTCATCATTAAACTGTACCCCACTTTCCATATTTTTTAAGATAGCCTTCCGGCTCCATGTTTCGGAAGTCCGTAGCCCTTGTATTAGCTACGCTGACATCCTTATAAATTCCAAGGTTATAAGCCTTTCCTTTAAAGAAACAACGGACTTCGTACCGCTGTTTATCTTTCCTGTAGTGAACGCCTTTCACCATTTGGGCGTATTCTGGTCCGTTCTTCGGTTCCGGTACATAGGTTTCACCGATACGAAGGTTTACCAAATTATCCCGTCGAAGGTTAAGGGTATCCCCGTCTTTAAAGACTGTATTCTGTCCACGTTCCGGCTTCGCAATGACCCGGTGTAAAAGCGGCTGTTTTTGTGTAAATCCTGGAACATTTACAGCCTTTCCCGCTACCTTGTGTGCGGTTGCTCTTATGTAAATCTGTCCGGTTCGCTGGTGTATAAAAGAGAACCATGTACCGGGCCAAGACTTTACAAAGTCAAGGTCCTGTAAATCCATCTTTACATTTAAACTGCCTAATCCGGTATCCTGCGGCGCTTCCACAAAAAGCGTTACTTCCTTACCCTTTACGATATAGTCATTTTTCAAAACGCCACCCCCTCACTTCCACATAGTGGACACACGCCCCCAGCTTCTTCCCAGGCTTTGTGTAATTCCTTTTCTGCTTCCTCAATTGCTTCCATGCACCGCCCTACGTTCTTTGTCGCCGCGTCATAGTATAACTGCCTACTGGTAAATACAGCTGATAATCTTTTAAGGTTATCCAATACCTTAAAATCCGCTTCCAGGGCTTCGTATTTGCCCCGTATCGCCGTTTTCTCCTGTAGGGTATATAGTTCTTGCCTTAAGTCTCTTTCAACTGTCATAGCTTCCCACAAACGCCGGTTAAGCTGCTTTAAGGCTTCTGTTTTCTTACCCGCGCTTTCCGTTTCCACCAATACAGACCGCCAGTATAACCCCTGTTCTATTTTCACAATAAGGCTGGAAGTTTCATAAATCACTTTCTGTTTCTCCTGGTATTGTTTTAAAAGAGAAACCAGGGTTATCGTGGCCTTTACATGGTAGTAGGCTACAGCTTCCAGCTGCTTAGTTAAAGTATCCAGGTCACCAGTAAGCCGTATCACTCTGTCCGGTTCCTTCTGGTCTGTTATCGCTTTCCAGAAGCCGTTAAACAGTGCTTCTAACTTTTCCCGGCGGCGTTCTTGTCTGTCTGCGGTATCCAGACTGACCCGGCAAGTAATAACCGTCGCCAGTGCGTCCACCTTATCGTGTAAGGCTATCCGGCGTTCTGTATTCGCTTCATAGGCATTTGACAAGGCTATCAACTCGTTACGGGTTTCCTGGTCGGCTTTCAGCTTCGTAAAGGCAGCTTCTACAGCTGTAAGGGCTTTGTCGGCGTTATCCAAGTCGAAGTATTCCGTAAGCTGCACGTCGATTTCCCCTATCTGTTTATCTTCGTAGGAAATTTCAGTGCGGGTCTGGTGTGTCCGCTTGTTTACCTCGCTGATAGCAAGGTCAACCACTTCGGTACCAGCCAACTTCCCTAAGACCTTTGCCCCTACGCTGGCGGTTTCCGAAAGCAGAAAAGGCGCGTCCAGCTGAAAGGCAAAGTTAAGACAGGTTTCAAAGTCGCCGTATTCCTGTTTGACAAGCCCCAGCGTTTCCTTAATCTCTGGCGGTACTTCTGCTTTCTCCCACGGTGAAGGGTAAGCACTGTGGGTATAGGTCGTCTTTCCTTTCCGCCTTGTTTTTGTAATAGTAGTACCGTCGTCGAATGTAACGGATACCCTGGCCTGTTCTGCCGCCTGTTTGATACTGCCATCCGGGTTACGGATGGTATGTAAGAACGCTTCCCCGGTCGGCTCATTAAATGCGAACCACCGAAGCGCCCTTATAATCGCTGTCTTCCCGGCGTCCGACGGTCCAGTAATGACCGTCAGACCAGGGGAAAGACTAAAGGTACTTTGTACGTGTGACTGAAAACCTTCAATTGTCACTTCCTGGATTTTCATTACAAAGGTTCCCCCTTTCTTACTTTGTCGTTTATATAATCTATAAGCAGCCATTTAGGTATCTTTATATCCCGTCCGTCCTGCACATATGGAAAACCCTCACTATGTATTAACTGGTACGTTTGCCGTTGGCCCTTGTCCAGAAAATCCATTAAGTCGTAGGGCGTCAGCATTAAAGGCAGGTCGTCCATGCTTTTAAAAGTCCTTCGCTCCCTGGGCTTTCTATCAGCCATTCGCCACGGCTCCCAGCTTTTCTATTTCTGCCTGTTCCGCTGTAGTCATTTCGGTGTAAAATACTTCTGGTACCGTATGCCCTACAGCTGTGGCGATTGCTTCCATGGCGGACTTAGACGGCTGCTTACTTCCGTTTTCGATGTGGGATAAATGCCCTACCGAAAGACCCGTTTTAACGGATAAATCCTTTAACAAAAGATTGCTTAATACCCTGTAATATCTCACTTTGTTCATTCCTTTTTCACTCCTTTATGTCGTTTGTCCTTGCGACGTTGTTTGTCTGTATGACAATCTTACTAAGAAAAAGATAAGGATACAAGGACGACTTGTCTATGTGACAATTTGTGCGTATTCCTCTGTCATTCCCTGTTGTCCTCTGTTGTCCTTTGATTACCCATACGACCGAAAAAATATTTTTAAACTGTAGTAAATTCTTCCGGTGACAAAACAGCATAAGGTAAACCTTTTTCCTTCGCCCGGTTCACTTCCCTTACCAAAGCCTGGCGGTCAGCGCTCTCATAAATTATGATAACGCCGTTTTCCACTACCACTACTGTCAGAATTTCCAAGGCCACTACCCCCTTTCAGTTTGAATAGTGGGCGTCTACCATCCGACCGCGTATAACTGCGTATAGGGCGAAGCGTTGCGTGTAGTTTGGGTATAGTCCGTCGTATTTCAGTATCCAAGTAATACCATAGGTGTCTGTGAAACAACGACCCTCTGTAGCTAACCGGCACTTGCTACCGTCCTTATTGTGGTAGGCAGACCAGAAAAGCGTATACAGTTCGTGGTTAATCACGGCTCTTTTCTGTATTTCCATGGTGTCGTAGTCTTCCCGGTTAATCAGCATTTCAAGGCGTTCCCGCTGCCGAAGTTCACGGCGCTTAATCTCCCTTCCATAGGTATTTTTCCATAAGCGGTAGGCTTCTGGCTTCTCCATGCTCTCACAGTCCGAATATATCCTGTTGATAAGCTGATACTGTTCATAAGTTTCTGGTGTCTCCGGCGCTCTCGTTGCCTTTATAAATTCACTGTATAACAATTTTCATTCCCCCTTAAAATTTTAAAACTATCTGGTAATTGTTGGTAGTCATAATTCTGACAGTGCGGGGAACCTTTTACAGTTCCCCTCTGACAATAAAGTACGGTATCCCGTGGGCTTCTGCGTATTTAGCGGCTTCTTTCACTTTTTCGGTATCGTGACCGTTATACGCGATATATTCAGATGGACCATGTACTACAGCATAAATAAAGCGCGGCTTTTCTTGCATAGTTAGACATACCCCTTTCTTCGCTGTAACCATTCTGCAAAATCTGATTTTTGTATAAGCAATCGGTTCCCAATCTTCATGGCCGGGAAATCATCGCTATGTGCCAACTCATACGCCTGTCGCTGGCCTATCTGTAAGTAATCCCGAATGTCATAGACGGTAAGTATGGGCGGGAAATCCTCTAAACTGGTCGGTTTCTTCTCTGGAATCTGTGGCGGCTCTGGCGGTGCTACAGCCTTTTTAATCTCTGGTAGAAGTGTCTGTATTACCTGAGTAGTAATCTGGGTTACCATGGCTGTAAGGTCAGGTTGACTTTTTATTTTTTCTTCCATCTTGTTAAAGGCTTCAATGTACAATAATTTCCAGTGTAAAGCAGCCGGACCGGTGAAGCCCATTACCAGAAGACTAAAACCGTCGCGGGTAAGCCAATAATGCTTCCTTGTTTTTCCTTGCTTATCTAAATAACTATCTGGCAGAAAGTAGCCAGCCCAATTTTGGGTCGGCTGTTCACAAAGCTGTGCCATTAGGTCGTCAATACTTCTCAGTACGTGAGTGTGACGTTTCCCGAAACATTCGGCTATCTGTAAACTGTCCGCTACGTCTATACCATTCCTTTTTACAACTAACGCTTGTGGATTTCCCTGTATCATTTCTTCAATGTTCACTTTCAATACCTGCCTTTCTGTGGTTATCAAAGTGCAATATATGTAAAATGGGCGGCGATTGTCTCCCCATGTGCCGACGGTTCCCCGTGACACCCACCGGCTTCTGGTGGGTGTTTCGGCTTGTTACCAGCAAGCCATCATCAGACGGGCTATTTTATTAAATTTTTCGGAACCTTTTTCAGATATCGACCGTGTACGGTCCTGTCTGTACATGCCCCACAAGATTCATAGGCAAACTTTTTAGCTGCTTCTTCCGTAGCATAATAACATATGTCTTCATCCTCTATATCCGGTGTCGTATGTAGACCGTAAGGGCCTTTACTGTATGCAAAATAGGAAACCGAAGCCCCGGCAAGACTAACGTATGTTTGTGCGACGAACCAATAATGTTTCTCCATAAGTACCACCCTTCTTATTCGACTTTAAAAGTTACTTCGTGACCTGGGTTTTCCTCGACCAGCTTTTTCTTAAGGTCGTCTACCATCATGTTATTGTCAAGCGCTGCCTGGATAACCTCTACCAGCTTCTTACCATCCAGATACGCCCATATCTTCTTTCTTCTGTTTCTGCTTCTCATAACCTTACCTTCCTTTCTTACTTTGTCTGCTTACCCACATTGTAGCTTCCACCTGGCTTTTAGCAGTGTGTACTTCCTTGTCGTCGGAATAGATACGATACTTAGATGTAGGGTAGCTGTCGTCACGTTTCACGGTGTAATACTTCGTCCTATATACAGTCTTCATACTCCACTTCCTTTCTACCAATCTGGTCTTGCTATACAATCACCGTCTTCAACTGTGAAGGTACACCGTTTGTATCTGCTACGCGGGGCAGACGCCGCAACCTTTGCCCGGTTAAGGGCTTCCAGCTTTGCATTTATCTCACTGTCGGCTTTTAGTAGATACCCCCACTTTTTAACTTTCGTAGGACTATCGTTAATCGTTACCATCACTTCGTATACCATATTCCCCCTACTTTCTTGTTTTTGTGTTTTCCTCTTTGTTGTTTTTAAGTTGCGCTCGTCACTTTATAGTGTCATTATATAGCGTCACTCGTCACTTGTCAATAGTTAATCGCAATTATTTTTAACACACTCGTCACTTTATAGTGTTGACTTTGTATTACTTACATGATATACTTACTATATAATCAGAAAGGGGGTGTAAAACCCGTGGCAATGGCCGAAAAAATAAAAATAGTCTTACTCAAACGTAAAATGACAGTAACCACACTAGCTGAAACGATAGGAACTACAAGAAGCAATCTTAGCAATAAATTAAGCCGTGATAATTTCAGTGAAAAAGAATTACAGGAAATAGCGGAAGCGCTTAACTGTGACCTGGATATGGATTTTACGTTACGAGATACCGGCGAAAAAGTTTAAATCACAGTTCGGAAGAACACTATTACCCTAGAAAGCCCTACAGCTATTTTTGCTGTAGGGTATTTTCTTTGTCGTCGTTGGGTGATACAATAGAAAGAAAAAGGAAGGTGTGGACTTATGGGGCTTCGCATAAGCAAAAGAATTAAAATAGCACCCGGCGTGAATCTAAATATTGGGAAAAGAAGTGCCGGTTTAAGCTTAGGGTCGAAAGGATTACGCTATACCGTCAATTCCAGTGGGCGACGTACTACGACAGCTGGAATACCTGGAACTGGAATATACTACAGTACAACATCTGGTGGTAAACGCCGTTCAAAATCTCACAGTAAATATAACGCTTCCAAAGCCAAAGCGGCAAAGTTACAACGTGAAAAAGAAAAAGCGGCAGCTGAAAAACAAAAGCAGCTTGACTTAGAGTATGCCAAGGCTGCTGTAGAAGAATACGAAGACCACATAAACGCTATAAGGTTACTTCATACGGAACACGAAGAACCCATAAACTGGAAACAAATATACGAAACAAAAGAACCATTCAGCGACCCTAGCATAACACCAGGTCCAAGGGAAACTGACGCCAGAGAAAAACTTGACAACTATAAGCCTGGATTCTTTGCCAAACGTTTTAAGTTTGCTGAAAATTCCAATCAGACTTACTACCAAAACCTTATTGAAAAAGGTAAGAAAGAAGACCGTGAACAATACAACGAATGGAAAAACTTACATATACTGGCAGAAGGTGCCATTAATGGTGATACTGATACCATGTTGGAAATTGTTGAAAATATGCAGCCATTTGAAGATTTAACCGAATTTGGTAGCGGTTTTGAGATGGGATTTCTTGATTCTGATATTGTTGAAGTGGAATTTATGATAATGGCAGACACCGTAGTACCAGCAGAAGCGAAAAGTCTTACTTCTACCGGGAAACTGTCTATAAAACCATTGGCAAAAGGTAAACGCTTAGATATTATGCAAGATTATGTGTGTAGCTGTATTTTACGTATAGCTGGTGACTTATTCGCCATCCTTCCTGTTAACGGTGTACTTATTCACGCCATGGATACATTCATAGATACAGCAGTGGGAATTACTGATGCAAAAGATATTGTTTCAGTATTCATAGACCGTTCAACATTTAACACACTTAATCTGGAAGCTATAGACCCGTCGGACTCCATGCAAAATTTCAAATGCAATATGACGTTCCTTAAAACCAAAGGATTCAAGCCTGTTCAACGAATACAGTAGGACAACAAAGGACAACACCTATAACTAGCTTACTTAGGATAACAGAGGACAACAAAGACAGATAAAGGATATCAAAACGGGATACCTACAGCTTAAAAACAATATATAAAATCAAAAAATTTCTTATAGGGTAAACAGAATAAAAGAAAAAGCATGAGTGAGAAAAGTAAGTACCCCCTAAGAAAAAATAGATACTTATATATTATAATATATAAAACTATATAATTATTTTATTTATATATCAGTAGTATGGTATTTATATACTGTAGTATATAGGGTCTTTAATGCTGTAATTTCCCTTCGGTTTACGCCGCCATTTCTACTACACTATTTACTACAGTTTTTACTACGGAACCAGGGAAAAAGCCGGAAAATGGGGGGTAACAGAGGACAACAGACGTAGTATACAAAACAAAGAGGAAGCCCGGAAACACTGGATTTCCGGGCTATTTTGGTTCTTATATCAGTATTTCCTGAAAAATGTCGTAGACCTCCGCAAAACTGCTGTATGCTTCCATGTCCTCATCCTTCCCAATGGCGCTGCGTCTCATTCCCGCAGCCATCACCGAATCATCAATCGAGTAGGAGGCGGTGATTAACCGCCGTCCTCTCACAGCACCGTACGTACGGTTCTCGT